TGCAACTGGTTTCACAGGTGCGACTGGTTTCACAGGTGCGACGGGTTTCACCGGTGCGACTGGATTTACAGGTGCCACTGGATTTACAGGTGCGACGGGTTTTACAGGTGCCACTGGGTTCACAGGTGCGACGGGGTTTACAGGTGCCACTGGTTTCACAGGTGCGACGGGTTTTACAGGTGCCACTGGTTTCACAGGTGCGACGGGTTTTACAGGTGCCACTGGTTTCACAGGTGCGACGGGTTTTACAGGTGCCACTGGTTTTACAGGCGATATTTCGGATAACGCAGTCGCAACCAGAGTCACTTTAAATAATGTAAGAGCCATCAGCGAAGGGATAAACGTCAATAATCAAATATACACCGGCTCATCCAACCTAGTGATTGATTACAATAATGGCGTTCCTAATGGAAAGACAGGTGTGTATTACGTTGACTATAATTGTAGTCAGAATTTTACGATTGATATATCAAATATAGATAATACTGATTCTCAAGATGTTTCAAAGATTGTTACTATGATTTTCGATGTATCTGGTAATGGACAACCCGTATGGGGAAATTCAATTTTGATAAATGGAAATAACGTAGCTAGTTCAACATCATTTTTTAATTATAACTCCGAACCGGACTTTTCTGATGTATCAATGATTACTCAATCAATTGCTATTATTTATCTAGGTGAACCAAACCCGAAACGAGTATTGTCAACGATTACTCCGTTTTACTATTATGACCAAACCCAATAATAATAAGTTCAACATACTATTTTGAAATAATTTCATTTCATATAAGGAAAAGTTGTTACAAAATCGGTGTTAATTAAAGACTCCGAAAAGAAAAATAAACCAATATAATGGTTTAAATATAATTTTTATTAATATACAAGTATGAATAAAAATGTAATACAATCATCGTTATGCAACAATTGTGGAAAAACAGGTCATTCTTTTTACCAGTGCAAATTGCCAATAACTAGTTATGGGGTGGTATGTTTTCAAAAAATAAAAGATGAAATTAATTACTTGATGATTCGTCGCAAGGATAGTTTTGGATATATTGACTTTATTAGAGGAAAGTATTCTCCATACAATATTTATCAAATTCAAAATATAGTGAACGAAATGACAAACGACGAAAAACGGCGAATATTAACACGTCCGTTTGACGAGTTGTGGAACAATTTATGGGGCGGGTCTTGTTTAAACACTCAATACAAGAACGAACATCAAGTATCTTATAAAAAATTAGAGCAACTAAAAAGTGGAATTAATATAAATAACCAAATAACCACATTAAGTGACATTGTAAATGATAGTCCAACAACTTGGAACGAAACAGAGTGGGAATTTCCAAAGGGTCGCCGGGAAAGCAACGAGCGGGATTTAGATTGCGCGTTAAGAGAATTTGAAGAAGAAACCGGCATTTCTAATTTAAAACTTACCATCGTTGAAAATATATTGCCTTTTGAAGAAACCTTTATAGGAACAAATTATAAATGTTATAAACATAAATATTTTTTAGCCTACATGAAAGATTCCGACGAACCATTAAATAATTTTCAAACATCAGAGGTTAGCAAAATGGATTGGAAACCCATTCAAAAATGCATGGAAACTATGCGGACATACAATTTAGAGAAAAAAGAAATAATTAAAAATATAAATAACGTGCTACTAGAATATAGATTATATTTATAATATATAATATTATGGATGAAAAAATAAATATATCCGAGTTGGATTCGTTTGGACAACCTAAAATGAGTAAAAACGAAAAACCTGTAACAATACCATCTTCTCTAGTTGCGGTAATCCCCTCAATTAACACCGAAATGGAAATACCGCAATCTAATGACCTTCCTTCAGTTTCGTCCATCACATTAAACACCAAGACACAAGCATCATCGCTACCAACGACGACTACTCCAGTATCATCTATTACAAAGTCATCTTCCCCTTCTAAGTCATCTTCCCCTTCTAAGTCATCTTCCCCTTCTAAGTCATCTTCCCCTTCTAAGTCATCTTCCCCTTCTAAGTCATCTTCAAATAAACCCGTTACAGACCAAAACATATCGTTTGGTTCTGTGCCACAAGTGTCTCACGATAATGACTCGTCATCACAACTAGAAATGCCAAAAATTAATCTTAAAGAAGAATATAAAAAACTTAACTGCGACAACGAACAATATTATTCAAAGGAATGCAACAAATTTTTATTGAAAAAGGAAATTGTCGAGTTAAACCGTGCGGTCGAAAATCCAGACGAAAATTCAAGTTTATATCCAACATTAAACGACGCAGATTTTAATATAAAAATAGCAAGCAAAAAGGAGTTTTTTGACACCAAATACGACGGCGAAATTTATAAAAACATTAAGGAACGTGCAGATATGTTGGCAAATGCGGATTTCGAATTGCAACCTCATCAGGCATTCGTTAAAAATTTCATGTCATTTCAAACCCCCTACAGTAGCATGCTTTTATATCACGGACTCGGAACAGGAAAGACTTGTAGTGCGATTGGCGTGTGTGAAGAAATGCGTGATTATATGAAACAGACGAATATAACCAAACGAATAATAATAGTTGCGTCTGAAAACGTTCAGGATAATTTTAAATTACAATTGTTTGACGAGAGAAAACTGAAGAACATTAACGGAATATGGAACATTCGGTCTTGTACAGGAAATAAAATTTTAAAGGAAATAAACCCGATGAATATGAAGGGATTTACCAAAGAAAAAGTGGTAAGTCAGATTAAAACATTAATTAACACAAATTATATATTTTTGGGGTACGTCCAATTTGCGAATTACATTATAAAAACGATGAATTTTGACGAAGAAATAAAAAAACAAAGATACGAGAAAACAGAAACTGCTAGACAAGACAAAGCAACGAGAAAAAAAATAAACCCATATGCGTCGGAAAAGATTGAATTAAACGCCAGAATAATGAAACGATTGCAGAAGGAATTTAACAACCGTTTAATAGTGATTGACGAGATACATAATATCCGCAAAACAGACGACAATGAAAACAAAAAGGTGGCCGTTAATTTAGAATTGCTTGTTAAATCTGCCCAAAATATGCGTTTCATGTTTTTGTCGGCAACCCCTATGTATAATAATTATAAGGAAATAATATGGCTTCTTAACATTATGAACATGAACGACCGGCGAGGCAGAATAGAGGTTAAAGACGTATTTGATAAAATGGGAAATTTCAAAAAGGGTGGAGAAGAGTTAATAATGCGAAAGGCAACTGGATACGTGTCATTTGTGCGAGGCGAAAATCCATATACATTTCCGTACCGTGTATATCCAAACGAGTTCGCAAAGGACAATACCTTTCCCAAGATTGCGTATCCAGAGTATCAGATGAATTTGAAAAAAATAAAACACGAGGATAAGAAGCGTATTTTAGGGTTGTATTTGGTTTCTCTCAAAGAGTGTAAAAATTGTGGGCTTTGTCAGAGGTGTGTGTATAAATATATTATACATCATTTAAGAAATAAGAATTTTGAGATTGTTACCAAAAAGGGCGACATACGCAAAATGCCGAGTTTTGAAAATATGGAATCGTTTGGATATACGATGTTGCAAGTTCCGTTGGAGTCGCTTATAATTTCTTACCCGATGGACGGTTTAAGTGAAATATTAGATAATTTGCCTCAAGAAGAAAAATCAGACGACTTTACGCCTAGTTTTGCGGATTCTCTGAAAGAATCTGACGAAGATGTAGAGAAAGATGGAAAAGATGACGAAATCACGGATTCTTTAGAAGACACGGGCGAAGAAGGAGAAGAAGGAGAAGAAGGAGAAGAAGGAGAAGAAGGAGAAGAAATCATAGATAAATTGGGAGGAGCAAACACGCCACAAAATATGGTTGGGTTTGACCCGAAACAGTTAACCGGTAAGACCGGTCTTGAAAGAATGATGAATTTTACAGATACTAAATCTAATAACCCATTAAAGGGTGCGTTTGAATATAAACCAACAACCCTTAAAAAATACGGAAATATATTCTCTCGGAAAGAGGTTGGAAAATATAGTGCCAAAATTAAATCCATAATAGACAACATCGTGAACCCCGACGACGAAACTGTATCAGATGGAATTATTTTAATTTATTCGCAATACATTGATAGCGGGTTAATCCCGATGGCTCTCGCCCTGGAAGAGTTAGGTCTTACACGTTACGGACAGAAAGGGGAAAAATCTTTATTTAAAACCGCACCAACGGGCGTGGTAGATGTTAGAACGATGAAATCGCCGACCGATAAAAACGATTTTATGCCTGCGAGGTATTCAATGATTACGGGGGATACACGAATATCTCCAGACAACGTCTTTGAAGTAAATGGACTAACGGGAGAGGACAACAAAAACGGGCATAAAATTAAGGTCGTCCTAATTTCAAAGGCGGGTGCAGAAGGCATCGATTTTAAATTTATTCGTCAGATTCATATATTGGACCCGTGGTATAACATGAACCGAATCGAACAAATTATTGGTCGCGGAGTTCGTAATTTTTCCCACAAGGATTTACCGTTTGAGAAAAGAAACGTTCAAATTTTTATGTATGGAACCATTATTGGAGACAACCAAGAAGAATCAGCAGATTTATATGTGTATCGTGTGGCGGAATTCAAAGCGCTTCAAATTGGCAAAGTAACCAGGGTTTTAAAAGAGACGGCAGTAGATTGTATTATTAATCACGACCAAACGAATTTCACCCAAAAAATAATGAATGAAAATATAGACGTTCCTATTACACAAGAACTTTCTACAGGAGAATTATTGAAAAACTTTAAAATCGGCGACGCTCCTTTCTCTCCTGCGTGCGATTATATGGCAGAATGTAATTTTAATTGTGTTCCTAATAAAAATATTAATGAAAATGAATTAAATGAAGACACCTACGACGAGCACTTTATAATTATGAATTCGGAAAAAATAGTACAGCGTATTAGAATGCTTTTTAAAGACGGTTATTTTTATAAAAAAGAAGCGTTGTTGAGAAGCATTCGTACGCCGAAGGAATATCCATACGTTCAGATTTTTTCTGCTTTAACGCAATTAATTGACGACGAAAATGAATTCATTATGGATAAATATGGTAGAAATGGGAGGTTGGTAAATATTGGGGAATATTATTTGTTTCAACCGATCGAATTGAGAGATAAACACGCGTCTATATATAATAGGTCTGTGCCGATAGATTATAAGCATAAAATGATTGATATAGTAGTAACCCCAAATATAGAAAAAACGGAGATGGAAGTCGTCTATGATAAAAAAGATGGCGTGGATGAAGTTGCCTTTTTAAAAGGAAAACAACTGGTAGATGAAATGGAGATGAAATTAAAATTATGTAAAGAATATCAGCAAAAAAATAATGTGGAGCGCGGAGACGACAATTGGTATAAACACGCTGGTTTTATTATTAAAACAATGTTGGTTGATTACAAATATAATGTAACTGAAAAAATGTTAATGGGATTTGTAGTGGCACATATAATAGAAACTCTATTGTTTGAGGACAAACTGTTGGTTATGAATTATTTGTATTCGTTGGAAGATTTAAAAGAGGATTCGTTTGAATGGTCTTTAAAGGAATATTTTGTATTAAACTCTATTCTTGTGAAAAAAGATACGTTTTACTTTATGTATAATTTGAATCAATCCATTATTGTTAGATTAAATGAAGATAATGTGTGGACGAAAGAACAACCGGAAGAGATAAGAGAGTTAATTTTAAAATTAAACAAAATTGTCACAGATGCTAAAAAACAAAAAGCGATTAACGATAATACACTAAAAATTGAAGATTTGTTATTATTTAAAAAAGGCAACACCAAATACAACGACACCGTTGGATTTATTGGGTATGAAAAAAGCAATCATTATTTGGTATTTAAAACAAAGGACATGACATCTAACCGTGATACTGGTGCGAGATGCGATGAAGCAATCAAAAATAAAAATATTATTAAAATAAATAAAATTTTAGAAGAAGATAAATACACGAAGGAAAACACCAGGTTGATTAAAGAGGACAATAATATCATTCAAGAACCTGTAAGCAATACAGGATTATGTATTATTCAGGAATTTGTATTAAGGTGGTTTGATTTAACCAAAAAAAATGATAAAAGATGGTTTTTAACTCCTGAAATGGCTATTTATCATAAATTATATAAAATGAATAAATAAACAATGATTTAATATTTTATTTCATAATGGGAATAATAAAATAAAATTGATATAATTATTAGTTATCAAGTAATAAATAATCCATCAATAATATGTCCATTCCTTCACGTGTAACTGTCTCGCATATATTTAGTGTTATAAAATCATTAGGGACCACAAGAAATACCCCCCTTGGTAGATGGAAGGTATGTAAAAACAAGAATTCCGATTTAATTGTCGATTATTCTAACGTAGACCATTGCGGTACCTGTAGTTATGTTATAAAAGATAAAAATAATATTCATGACAACGAATTATTTCGCGCAGAATACGTTATGATGAATTCAAATATAGCAGATTAAATAGACAAAATAAATGTTTTATGTGGGTGCGAAATATGCGGTTGTAGAAAGAGATAAAATTGAATAAATATTAGTTTGTTATAATAGCATTTAACCGAATACAATAGGATTTTTATTTAATTATTTTTTATTTAATTATTTTTTATTTAATTATTTTTTATTTATTTAATAAAATTGATAAAAACAAAATAAAGATAATGATATATACAAATAGAACGATGGAAACAACTAAAAAACCATTTTATAAAAAAAAAGACGACCAACTTAATTTTAATGTTTACTCTAGATGTTTGCTGACAAGACAAATTGTATTGCCCATTGCGTCTATTGGTAAAAATCTAAAAGAGACGATTGAAACAAATATCAAGTTTAATTTTGAAGGTAAATGCTCGGTGGAAGGATATATTAAAGAAAACTCCACTAAAATTATTACATATTCAAGTGGAACGATTGAAAACGGTAGTTATATTTCATTCGAAGTTGTGTTTGAGTGTGAGATTTGTTTCCCTGTGGAAGGAATGAAAATTTCTTGTTTCGTGAAAAATGTTACCCGTGCTGGAATTCGTGCGGAGAGTGATTTAGAAGTTCCATCTCCAATTGTGGTTTTTGTCGCAAAAGACCATCATTTCGAATCTAAACATTTCAACGAGGTGAAAGAAGGGGACAAAATAATTGTTAGAGTAATCGGTCAACGATTTGAATTGAATGACAAATACATATCAATTATTGGAGAACTAACGATGCCCAAAGAAATTAGACAACCATCTAAACCTAGAATAGTAATTGACCCGACATAAACTGTTGATGTCAATAATTAATAATATTTACACCTTTGGACGATTAATAAAAAGTTGAATGTAATATTTACACAAAATATGTATTACATTATTATACAAATATGAGTGAATTGAACACGATAGACCAAAATACGCAATTAATAATCATTAATAAGGGGACTGGTGGTGGTGGTGCGAATACAAATTATTACGGGAAAAGGTTTGAAGAAAAAACGAATAATCAGCAAAGATTATTAGAAATGGGATATACCAAAAATAGTTTTACACGAAAACCAAAAAAAGAATACGACTATTATTTATCGAAAACATTCGAAGATAAAATAATCGTATTTGTATTACAGCACGGACTAAAAATGTATATGAAAAATAAATACAATATTAATTTGTTTAGATGTCCAGATGAAGCGTATATTATTGAATATACCAGCGGTAGAAAAGTAATAAAAATATTAGAAAAAAAAGAGCAAAAGGTAGAGGGTTCAGTAGAAACTAAATTATGGTCTGGACCTTCGCTTAAAAGAGAGTATGAATTAGTTTTGGGTGCTGATTTTGAGGTGGATTATGGATTTTGCGTAAGTGAGTTTTTGAAAAATAAACTTGTTTCAAACGGGAAAAAATATACAATATTAAATGAAATATTTAATGAAAATAATATTACGGTTTTATTTGGCGACGATGAAAACTATTTTGAAACATTTGATACATGGTTTAACCAAATGTAACTTGGCTTTAATAATTTTTTATAATAACCTCTTTTGCCTTTGCGTCTGGATTTTTAGAATTAATTGACCTTTTACATAAAATTGATAATGTGCTATATTTTTCATTTGTAAAGTTTTCACGCACTAAACTTACGTCAGCATTACTTAACATTATTTTTTTATTTGTATCGGTTAAAATGTGTATTAACTTAAATAAATTGTTATGATTTTCTATGTTAAACCCATTTTCAGTATATCCTACAAATGAAGTATTTGTTTCGGGAGAATATGGAGGGTCCAGATATACAAAATCATTAGTTTCTACAATTGTTAGTGATGTATTAAAATCACAGCATTCAAATACTACATTTTGTATTAAATTATGTATTTCTTCTAAATGTTCTTTATTTATAATTTCTGGATTGTTATAGTGTCCGTATGGAACATTAAATCCTTTTGGACCAACCCTAAATAAACCTCTAAAACAAGTTTTATTTAAGAATATAAACATAGCAGAACTTAATATACCTTTTTTATCGGTTAAGCATAATTTGTTATATTCACTTCTTATCCAATAATAATAATTTTCTTTCAGTTCTCTTGCTTCTTCTATGTTAGTTGGTTTTCGGTTTAGTTCTCCATTACCACAAGAATTAAATTCTTGAATGATGTGTTTCAAATTTTCATATAATTCGTTATGTTTATTTTGTATATTTTTGTAAATATTAATTAACGGTTCATTCAAATCATACGCGTATATATTACCTTGAATCTTTATAATCCCACTTTTTACATAAGATAATAAAGTTAATAAAACACTACCTCCTCCCAAAAATGCTTCACGATAATTATTTATTTCAACTGGAAAATCAACAATAAGTTTATCCATTATTTGTGTTTTTCCCCCAACCCACTTTAAAATCGGTTTGGGGATATGTATTTTTTTAGTAGGGACATCTTTAACCAGTTTATTATCATAAACAATTTCAATATTGTGAATTGTGTCGTTTGAGGAAGTTTTCTTTATTTCAAATATTTTTTCTTTAACCGCATTATCTATCATTTCTTTTATTTTGCTTTCAAACACACACGGATTTTTTTTATTAATGTGTGTTGTGTAGTGAGATTTTTGGTTAAACTCCTTTCCGCACTTTTCGCAATTATATTTACCCATTTTTAGTTATGTATAGCAAATTATAATATTTTTTAAATCAATTTTTTAATATATAGTTTAATATAACCCAAAAATACCTAAATATAGGTATTATTAAAATTAAATCTTTATTACATTCAGGACAAATATATTCATCTTTTTATTTGCTATTTTAGGGTAAACATATTCACCAGTAAGTTTATTGATTGCGACATTTTTATATAGTGTGACTTCCCTTAGAAACACCGTTTATTTTCATATTTATTAATTTTACACCTAATCTAAGAGCATTTATATCATATTTTATGCAATTAGTATTACACCAATGTTTAAATAATTCATATATTTCTGTACCAAGTAATTCTATACATTATTTACCATCGTCCATATGTTCTCTGGTAAAACTCTCTACTATATACATTTAGAGAAAAATCTTTAATTATTTATGTATTAATAACATTTAAAAATTGTATTTAAAAATACATCTATTATAAATTATACAATGGAACAGATTGAGCAACAACCATATATTTGTTTAAACGGAAATGATTATTCTGTTAAAAAATTAAACGAAATTCGAGTAAATATTGAAAATATGAATAAAATAAACCACATAAATGTTCTAAAAATGCTCCATTCTCACAAGGTAATGCTGAACGAAAATAATTATGGTGTCCACGTAAATCTTACTGAATTAAACACCGATATTATAGATGAATTGGACGAATATATTAAATACGTAATCGCACAAGAAGCAAATCTTCAAAATGATGAATTGCAGAAGAAGGAATATACTAATACATATTTTTCAAAAAATATTAAAGATACTCCGTCTAGTTTATCAATAAGCACATAATGTCATCATCATATATTACCGATTTTAACGAAACACAAAAGTTCGTGTTAGACGAAGAACATATGACACTTTCATTGAAAAATAAGATTGTTCCCGATATAAATGTTAAGTCGTTTGCCAACGTTAACGTGAAAAATAAACATACCCAACAACAACAAATGACGTCCAATAATTCGCATTTGTTTTCTCCGCTTCAACAAGATTCGTTATTTTGGTGTTTTTTCATTATAAAAAATGGTTTCGTTGATTATGAAACCATTTACCAAAAGAATTCGGTAAAGACGCAACAATTAAAGATTGATATGGTCCAAACCATTAGAAATAACAAGGACGTATTAAAAACCTACAAGTTTGATACGATAACAAACATTGAAAACAACTTGGGCAACGAGACACAACTTAACGTTAAAACCTTTCTCTCTTTGTGTGCAATTGAAAATATAAATATTTGTTATGTTAGAGGTAAAACGTTTTTTGAGTTGCGAATGAATGATGACGGTCCCAATTACATTTTGAGAGAGATGTCGGCGTCTACCAAATATCACATTAAATATGGATTTGAAATTGGAGACAAAGAAATGTTGGAAGATATTAGACAAACATTATATCAAATACTCGTTATTAATAAACCAATTAAATCAATTTCGGCATATAAGGCAACCGAGTTAATTGACATTATGAAAAAGTTGTCAATCGATTACACCAATAAAACGACTGGGAAAAATATGCTGAAAAATGAAATATACGAAGAGATTGTTAAATCTTTTTAACAATATTAAAAAATATATTTTTAAAATTGAAACTACAATATAAAAATATATTTTGTTATATATAATAATGAATTCAGATAAGATAATTATCGACAAAAATAAACCAATGATAAATGATTTTGACGACGACAAATTAAATGAATTGTTTGACGGTCTGGATGAAAAAACAAAACAACAAATTTTAAAGTATGATTCAAAGGACGTTCAAAAGGACATTCTTAAAAATATGATGAACACTGAATTAAACGAGTTTTTTGATAAACTGCCGTCTAAATCTAAAAAAAGTTTAGATGCACAAAAAATTCGTGATAAATACCTTATGCTGAAACAAATGATGAATAAACAAAAGAAGACACCATATGAGACTTCCATAATTGAAGGGTTGAAAAATACAATAACCCCTACTGGCGAGGGGTCGTTGTTTCCGGTTTCTTGGGGAAATTTTTTGAAAAATCCGTTACCTGATACAGAAGATGAAAGAAAAGAGAAAGGAGAAAAGGAAAGAGAAGAGGGTGAGGAGGATACGAGGGATGCCCCCGAAGTTAATGTTGATTTAAAAACAGCTCCTCGTGAAATTTTCGATGAAGACAACCGTCGTCGCCCCCAACAACAACATAAAAAATCAAGTCAACAACGTTTTGACGAAATGGTTTCATCCTTTTACGCCAAAAACAATTTTACCAGTTATTCTGTGGTTACAGACGAATTGGAGGTTAAATTTGGAACCAAAGGAGTAAAACCGTTAATGCGAAACGATTATGACAACGTCGTAAAAAAATTAAAGTCTTTAGGGTTTACCCCGAACGGGTCTTCAAGTGGGGAGTACTACTTGAGAGTAAAGTGTGAATTTCTTGACAGTGCGACTGGCATTTTTAAAGTATCCAACGTTAGAACTGAAATAATTGGACTAGACACGATCCAAGATTATTGCAAAACAAATAGTTTAAAAACCCTTTGGAAACAAAAAATCACATACGTTAATAAAAAACAAGCCATCGTAGACAAAGAACGAGTGCAAAATGTGGATTTCGACGACTTTAATTTTAGAGTTTCTTATAATTCAGAAGAAAAAGTAAGTCCTGGGATTCAGCATTTTATAACAGACAATTGGCAACAATCTAAAAAAGAGTTTAGGTTTCTAAACAGAGTCACCTTTACACACCCTGCTTATCCCGTGAAGGTGGATATAAGTATTGTAAAGTACGGAAATCGACTTCCTGATAGATTTGGTCGTGAAAATCGTGGCCCACTAAAGCGTGTATTCACCATTAATGAATCGAATGTGTTTAATAATGAGGAAAATTACGAGATTGAGATTGAGATTGACAACACAAAAATAGGAGTGGGTACTAAATTTGATACCCCGAAATTGATACTGGTGGCGGTAAGAAAGGTTATTAAGTATGTATTATGTGGTCTTCAGGGTACGAACTATCCGGTATCCTATCCAGAACAAAAGAATATAATGAATTCTTATATGAAAATGGTTTGGAAGGACGAATATAATCCGACTACCTATGTTAAAAGCAAACATTTCATCGGTCCAAATTCCATCACTCTACAACTTAAAAATATATCCAAAATAGACGAAAACTCGAGTGACCCAAACATAAGAAAAGATTTTGTGGTTACGGATAAGGCCGACGGTCAGCGACATTTAATGGTTATTTCTGGCGAGGGTAAAATATATTTAATCAACACAAATATGGACGTTGTATTTACTGGAGCAAAAACGCAAGAGAAAAAATGTTTTAATTCGATATTAGACGGGGAATTAATTTCGCACGACAAAAACGATAAATTCATCAACTTGTACGCGGCGTTTGACATATATTACATGGAAAACAAAGATGTTCGTGATTATACATTTATGTTGAAGGAGGATGAAGATGATATATATAAATCTAGATATCAATTGTTAAAATGGGTTGACGTTAATTTAAAGGCAGTATCGGTAATAGATACCAATAAAAAAGAAACGTCCGGAATGGCTTCGGTATTGTCATCATATAAGCAATTGTTGGACGTTATTTCGCCGATTCGTTTTTCAGTAAAGGAATTCTTTCCAACTGGAAATAATATGTCAATATTTGAAGGGTGTCAGTCTATTTTGAAAAAAGAAAAAGAGGGTCGTTTTGAGTATGTAACGGACGGTCTAATATTTACCCATGCGTTTTACGGAGTAGGGTCAACCGTAATAGGAAAAGCGGGACCAAAGACAAAAATAACGTGGGAACACTCGTTTAAATGGAAACCTCCACAATACAATACAATCGACTTCTTGGTTACAACCATTAAATCCGCAAACGGAGACGACGAAATAAAATCCGTGTATGAAGACGGAATAAATGCGGTGTCGGTAGTTCAAAGCACAGAATACAAGACGGTTGAATTAAGATGTGGTTTTAATGAATCAAGAGACGGTTACATAAATCCGTGTCAAGATGTAATAGATGATAAATTTTCGGAATCCACGAATCGTCCAGGGGATAAACCAGAAAACAATTATGTGCCTATGCGTTTTTATCCAACCGAACCATACGACCCCACTGCTGGATTATGCAATATAATGTTGACGATGGGAAATAATGGAACTAAACAATTGTTTTCGGAAGAAAACGAGGCGATTGAAGACAACACCATCGTTGAATTTAGGTATGATTTAGATAAAGAACATGACTGGAGATGGATACCCCTTCGCGTTCGCCACGATAAAACCGCAAAATTAAGACGGGGGGAAACGGAATTTGGAAACTCGTATAAGGTTTGTAACGAGAACTGGAAAACCATTCAGCCGGGTGGACGTATTACAGAGGAAATGTTATATACAGGATTAGATATTCCTGATATATCTGTAAGCGAAGACGTATATTATAATAAACCGTCAGGTGAGTTTAAAACAGAAGCGTTGAAAGATTTTCATAACTTGTATGTGAAAAAAAATCTAATTTTCGGAACAACTCGCCCGGGCGACACTTTAATTGATTTCGCATGCGGAAAAGCGGGAGATTTACCTAAATGGATTAACTCCAAGTTGTCCTTTGTCTTTGGTGTTGATGTCGCCAAAGATAATCTTGAGAATCGAATGGATGGCGCGTGTGCGAGATTTTTAAATATGAAAAAAATAAAGAAGAATATTCCATACTGTTTGTTTGTGAATGGGAATAGTGCGTATAACATTAAAGATGGAAGTGCCATGTTAAGCGAACGAGCAAAACAAATAACAAATGCTGTTTTTGGGGTTGGTCCAAAAGAACACGATAAAATCGGAAAAGGTGTTGCGAGACAATACGGAAAGGGTGGGGACGGGTTTAATGTTTCTTCGTGTCAATTTGCGGTTCATTATTTCTTTGAGACGCCAGATATGATGAAGGGTTTTGTAAAAAATATTGCCGAATGTACCGTTCAAAATGGGTATTTTATGGGAACTTGTTATGATGGTAATTCAGTATTTAATGAACTTCAGCAGATGAATCGAGGAGAAGGAATTAAATTGTTGGAAGACGGAAAAAAAATATGGGAAATTACTAAAGAATATCCACATGTTACATTCGACGACAATTCGAGTTCATTAGGATGTAAAATCAACGTTTATCAAGAATCTATTAATCAATACATTACAGAATATTTAGTAAATTTTGAGTATTTTACTCGTGTAATGGGTGTTTATGGGTTTGAACTCATTAGTCGAGAAGAGGCGAAAGAACACGGGTTCCCTGATGGTTCTGGATTGTTTAACGAGTTGTTCTTCGCCATGCTAGAGGAAATTGATAAGAATAAGTTTAAATCGAAAAACTATGGCAAGGCACCGTTCATGACTAAAAACGAAAAGAAGATTTCCTTCTTGAATCGGTATTTCATTTTCAAAAAGGTTAGAATAGTAAATACCGAAACAATTGTTCTAGAACTAGGCGAATATAATGAAACAACTGTGTTACATAATTCGATAGATACCGCAAAAGCACAAAATGTCGCAAAAGAAGAAACGCGTGCGTTAAAACCTAAAATTCGTAAATTAAGCAAGAAGTTATTATTGGTTGGTGCAACAGACGCAATAGACGACATCGTTCCTACGGAACCAGTCCCAACTCAAAAATCTAAAAAAACAACAAGAAAGAAAGTCGTACAACAAAAAACTAAAATCGTGTATAATAGTGATAGCGACGACGATAATTAATATATCAATAACTAAATAAACTAAATAAACTAAATAAACTAAATAAACTAAATAAACTTAAATGTATTTGAATCATATAATGCAATATAACATTATATGAGTTATTTCAATTTGCCTAAAATTGGTGAAGTGTGTAATATAAATAAAATTATGGTATCTCCCGAACCAATTAATCCGTGTGTGTCTTATAGTTTATTTAATTATTATAAACAATTATACGACCAAATAAATTTAATAGTTAACGAAGACCAATATTCAGAAGAGTGTTTTGATGATTTGGTAAAATCAATAAATCCGTGTGAATATGTATATTCTTATTCGGAAAATTTAAATTGTTCCATCGGGAAACTATATCCAAAATCAAACTCGTTTTATGAATTAATTGAAGTATCAAAAACGATTGACCTTTTAAATGAATGTAAAATTAAGACGTTAAAAATGTTGCATTTAACGCCTAATTTTACAGATTCCATTAATTGTATGAAGTTTTGTAGACAAAATAATGAAGACACACAAATTTATTATCCAGATACAAGCATAAAAACAATAAATTTATTAAACAACGAAAAATTTGATTTTTTATACGTGGAAGCAGATTATTATGACCATAAAGATGTGACTAGTTTAAATAAATATATTATGTCATTAATTCGCATTATATTAATTGTGCTTAATACCCAATCTACCAATGGGTCATTTGTTTTAAAAATTTATGGTATATTTTATAAACCAATGATAGATTTTATATATATAGTTTCATCATTATTTGATAAAACGTGCGTTTTTAAACCATCCGTAAGCAAAACTGCTTTATTTGACAAATACGTAGTTTGTCAAAACTTTATGAAGAATTCTAATGGAAATACAAAGAAAATAATTACCAACAATTGTCAAGTATTGAGGAACTTTTTAAAAACTAACAAAATTTTTAACAATTCCAACAATTCCATTAATTCCATTAATTCCATTTTAGATTTCAACATTCCAACTTATTACATGATTAAAATTGTTGACATCAATTCTTTGCTTGGTCAACAACAACTCGAATGTTTAAACGGTATATTGAATATTTTACGAAATAAAAATAAAAAGGACAAAATAGAATCATATAAAAAAATAGGCATTCAAAAATCTATACTTTGGTGTGAAAGATATAAAATACCACACGTTTCAATTAGTGATAAAACGAATATTTTTATCCGTATGAAGGACGAAAATGACAAATTATATATTAAGTAGTCCGCACTAATTTACATAGAGTATTCAGGCATCTGTTTATAAGAGCAAAACTTTTTATTTTGGAATTTTCCGGACTGTGAAAAGTTGAGCGGCCACGGAGTTCCGCATTTTGGTGTCTTATTTTTTGTTAAATTACTTATTCCAATAGCATTTCCCGCATAAAGTTGGTTGGCATTTACCAACGGTTGTCCAGCATTTTTTGTACCTTTAATAGAAGCTGAGTTAGTCGAAATGGTGTTTACGTTAAGTTTTAAATTTCGTGTGGAAGAATCTACTGCTCCCTGTTTAGCAAATTGATAATTGTTTGGTTTGTATACAGTGAGACGACAAGCGTCGTGATTGACGTAACCTAATAAGTCGTCTTTTGTATTTGGACAACAATTTGCTAAATATGTATTTGTTAACGTTTCGGGGGAGCCTGGTTTGTTAACCATATCCTGATTAGGGGAAGCAAAATTAAATGATTTTTGTTCGAAAGTTTTGCATCTATTTTGAAGGTATTGTTTCGTAGTTGTGTAGTAATTTTTGTTAAATCTAGGAACAAGTAGGTTCTGGGTTGTATAGTAATTTTTCTTAAAATTTGTGCTGGCATAAATCGCTCGTCGTTTGGCCTTGTATTCTTCGTTGCAACAAAATGTACGGTTTGTGGTAGTTGGAACCGGATTATCAGTCATGTAAGAATTATTTGGATAATAATTTGAAACGATTGCCACGCTCTCACACGTTTTACAACTATTGTCAATGGTGTTGACGTCTACCTCGTTGGACTCGTTTGGTGGGACATTTTGTTTAACGATATATGAACCGGGTTTATCTTGTATTTCGTTCAACAACCCAGACCCACCGAACCCGCCACCGAGTGAGGTTCCTTTGCTTGATTTTACATATCTATTCATATTATAATCTATTAGGGAGGTCTCGTTTATATTTGTACCTCCTGTCACTGGGGCACACGGTATAACTCTCCCCTTTCTATAATGTTTAATTGGTCTTGCTAGTCCAAATCCGGTTTGAAATACGTTTCCTGGGTCTTTGTTTGTTAAAGGTCTGATGTGTCCAGACGCTGAACCTACCGGATTTCCATTTACACCGGTTCCTTTCCATGAAACGAAAGTCGACATTATATTATTATGAAAGAAAATAAAAAGTTATATTATACTATATTAATGTTACGAATAATAATACATGTATTGATATTATTTTTTGTCATACTAATTAGTTATCAACTATTTTTAGCAAATTTTGATATTATTGAAGGGATGGATTCAAATACTTCGTCGTCATCGTCATCAACCACAAAAAAACAAACATATAAACCATATGACACAACCAACCCGGCAAATGCGCTTATATTAGCACAACAAAATGCGGGAAACATTGGTTACATCAATGAACGAATGGATAACGTCCAAAACATGAGCAAACAAATAGTTGATTTAAGCAACAACGTTCAAGACTTACAAACCCAAATGAACGGATTGGCTTCAGCACAACAGCAATACGCCACACAATTAACCGGAGGAAGTGTTCCAACCATAACTGGAGCAACGACACCCCCAGCGACAGGCGAAGACGGCGAAGACGAAACCGGTTCAACTGAAAACGATACCTCTTAAATATTAGCGTATAATTGATTTTAATATCTAAAATAAATATGTTTGCTTATTTTAGATAATGTCTAATTTATTTCAAGAAGTATTACAAGACGCCAAAGGAGTGGAAGACCGATTGTTGGGTCCAACCTATCCATATTATAAAAATATTAAAACGCCAACCCAAATAGGAATGAGCGATAAAGGGACCATTCAACAAACAGGTAAGGACATAAACGGACTAATCGAATATGTTGAATTGTTGGTATCTGGAAAAAGCACCGCATCCAAGACAGGCAATCCTTTAGGAAATAAATTTTTTCTTCAAACGGGTGCAAAATGCGCTGCTACGGATAAATGTTCAAGTACTAGCGATTCTTCTTCGTGCGAACAAGTTACACGCTACATTTATATTGACAACGTTCCAGACGGAAGTATTCCATTTATATCTAGTGGGATGGGTGTGAATTTTACAGATTTAAGGGGGTTAATTCCAGGTGCTATGGGGAACCTAGAGGTATTAAATCCATTTAATATTTTGAGAGCGTTTGTTTCTGGAGGAACCCCTCCTTGTCAAGAAATCACGATGCAAACCATCGACTCTAAGAACAATAAATCGAGTGAAACACATTATGTTACATTAACAGACATTAGAAGCATGGACCCTTGTATGTTTCCTGATGGTAAAAACCCAGTTACAGGAGTAAAATGTAAAGAAGCGTTTCAACAAGGGGTAGCAAAAAATGCGGGGGGTGTTATGTCGGACAATCCTGCGGACCAATTGTATTTCGCGTGTTTAACCGTTGTTGGTGTTTATGTATTATATCGTATAATGTTAAAATCTAAATAAATAAATAACAATAGACATAAACTTAATCAAACGACAACAAATCCACCACTATATTGGCTGGTTCTCTCATTTCCATTTTTTTTGTTAAATGAGCGATTAACCGAATATTTTCATCATTTTCTTTTTGAAGTCGTGCGATAATTATTTTTTGATTGTTGATCGTTTCTTGAAGTTGAATGTTTTCAGTATAATAATTTAGTTTGTTTTCGTTGACACTATCTAACCATTTAGCGTGTGTTTTTGATTTTAGATGAATGGCGAAACTTTGTTTATTGTAAAACACATGTTCTTTTCTGGTTCCGCAAGCACACCGTAATCCATTTTTAAATTTATGTATGTTTGGTAATTTGTCAATATAGTCCCTATTTTGACCCATACTAGGTTCGTATATGTCAGGTTCCGCGATTAAATCCATTTGTTACTTAATTAATGGATTTAGTTAATTAAACGAGTTACGATTCAATTTTATATTTATCGTTTGCGACATTTGCAACTTTTAGGACATCCGCATCTTTTAGACTTTCGGCATCCGTAATGTCTGCAACTTTTAGACCCGTGTATTCTTCTCTTACGACGAGTTCTTCCGCCAGTCAAATTATGAGGTTGAGCGGTTTCACTGCCAGAAAAAGAAGCGGCAGTAGACGCGAGACCACTTCTAGGTGTGTAGTCTTTGAAAGTTCCGCCTCTTTGTCTGGATTTTCTTCGTCTTGTTGTTCTTCGTTTTCTCCCACCGGCAACAGGTGCGGAAACAGGTGTGGCAACGGGTGCGACAACGGGTGCGGAAACAGGTGCGACAACGGGTGCGGAAACAGGTGCGACAACGGGTGCGACAACGGGTGCTGATTTTTTGTTCCCAAAAATATCAGGCATCTTAGGCATCTCCATCTTAGGCATCTCCATCTTAGGAATATCAAATCCTCCATTCATTCTACGTGAAATTGTCATTCTAATATACATTAAGAAATTATATTAGAATATTCATTATTAAGTTTTATAAATTATGCTTTATTTACATATTTATTGTAAGCAAAAAAACCCGCCATCGCACCAAGACATTCAAAAATAATGTATGGGACTAAATCATTTTTTGCTATTTTGCCGGCGTTATACAACGCTAAAGCTACAGCAGGGTTAAACGCACCACCAGAAATGGGACCGCCTAAATAGACGCCAATCGCCAATGCACCACCAATCGCAAGCCAATTTCCAGTAGCAAAAATGACAAATACGAGAAACATCGTGCCTAAAAATTCTACTAAATATTTGTTCATGATCGTTATAAATAATGACTATATTTTATTGTAAATATAATTATAATTTAATAATTTTGTCTTGGAATAGAACCCCATCCTGCTCCCGAACCTCCGTTTCTTAAACTACGATTTTCTATTGCCCCCTTCTTTTTTGGTGCTACACACCCCCCAGAACGAACTCTTCGTATTGCACTTTTTGTCCCACTCGGATAATAACTCTTGCTTGCGATTGGGTCAGAATTAGGCAAATTTACCTTATAAGCGGTTTTTCCTACCGCAATTGCCTTAAGTGTGTTAAGATGCATAGAAGAGGCGATAGGTGCGATGTAATTAGTATGTGCCGACGTAGGAACACGACGTTGAGATGATTGAATGGTGTGTGCTATCGGAGAAGTAGTTTTTCCTAAAGCGATTTGTTGTTGCGCCTGTTGGTTACTTATAATAGCCCTTAAATATTGCTGTTTGGCGTTTGTATTCATGTCTGCGTAGACGGGTTCCTGCGACGGATAAAATTGAGGAGGCGTAGGTCTTAACCCTTTCAACATTCCGTAACTGTGATAAGGTATGTGTTTCGGAGTTTGACTTGTGCTTAATGGTCCAGTTATTGGTGCGTTTAAATATCCTCCATATGAAGAAGAGCCAATATTTCTTGATACCGCATACGGGGTTGTCATTTAATATATTATATTGATATATTATATATTATAAATTGATTAACAACTTGCTACACCAACCATTTTTAAACACCAACCATTCGTCATTTTGTGGGTGAACATTTAATATAATTAGGCATTCCACAATACATACAATTTTGCGTGTTGTTTGTATTATTTGGAATGATAGAATTGTTGCGTTTGCATTTACAACATTTAAAAATAGTAGACAGTTGACAAATCAAATGATGGTTGAAGTTTGTTTTTTGATACAACATTTGTTTTCGTGCGTCCATTTATATTATGTCGGTGAATAATTATTTGTAAAATAACAAATGTCTAGACATTTAATATCTGCGAATTGACCTAATTGCGCTTTGACTAGCGTTTGATTGGTCGCCTCCAAAAGAACTGTCGTTAAAGTTTTTAACCATCGCTTTTTGTTTTAAATAAGTAACGTAATCAGAACTATCGTATACGAATTTAACGTTACACGTGGCAGATGGAATGTCTTTAATTAATTGATTAGAATTGTTAACAACCGAAGGCATACAAGATGAGGAGGCACCCCCACCTAAATGATTGGACAATCCGTGCAATCCTGGTCTGCTTTGAAAAGACTGACAACCTCCTCCACAAGAATAATTTTGACGACTTAATAAATCACCAGCATTGTTAACTGCGCGGAAAGGGGTAGTTATGCTTTTTGTTAGGTTTTTGCTTTTGAGTTGGGTTTGATATGAAGTATTCCAGGCATTTTTTAATATAAACCGAGTTTGCTCAAATTCGGTATACCGTTTATCGGTTGTTTGAACCGCTTGTGGCATATAACCGCGTATAGCACCACCACGACTTTTTTTATCAAGAGTAAATATGTTGAAAGAAACGTTGCTTCCACCGATGGGATTTGAAAATCCTACAGACATTTATATATTATATTATTAGATTAAAAGTTTAGTTGTTAAAATTGTTAAAGTTGTTAAATTGTTAAAATTGTTAAAGTTGTTAAAGTTGTTAAAGTTGTATAAAAAAATACTAAACATAACAATTTAACAACTTTAACAACTTTAACAACTTTAACAATTTAATTCTCTAGCATCATTCGTGGCGCAATATTCATCGTATTCAATTCTTGAAACAACAATTTGCACGCGTACGGAATCTCTACATATGAGAAGTCCGCTCGGTTATCGCACATACGACAATGGTGAATATGCATTTTGTCATTATACGCAGAAATAATGCCGCATTTTTTACATACATTTACAGAATATTTATCTGACACGTCATACAGACGTTCTTTGGTGAAACGGGACGCACCGTGTGACACCATACAATCACGTTCCATTTCTCCAAAGCGTAACCCCCCATCACGCGACCGCCCCTCGGCAGGCTGTCTGGTTAAATTAACCATGGGACCGATGGAACGACTATGAACCTTGTCGTTTACCATATGCTTCAATCTCTGATAAAACACCGGACCCGTAAAGACGCTGCATTCGTGCTGTTCGCCCGACAACCCATTATACATCAACTCGTTGCCGTTGGATTCGTACCCGAGTTTAAGAAGTTCGGCACAAATGTCCTTTGTGTCAAATTCTCCAAAGGACGTTCCGTCGCCAAACAGTCCCAACTCTAGAAGAACCTTACCTAGCACCGTTTCTTTCAATTGACCAATCGTCATTCGAGACGGGATTGCATGGGGATTGATGATGATGTCTGGTTTAAGACCGGTGCTTGTAAATGGCATATCGCACTCCGCAATAATGTTTCCCACGGTGCCCTTTTGCCCGTGTCTTGAGCTAAATTTATCTCCAATCACCGGTTTTCTTACGGCACGAACTCTTACCTTTGCGAAATTATAACCTTCTCCGTTTTTGTCGATATAATTTTTATCAATATACGTTTCTTCCATAACTTTGTAAATTTTGCTTTGATCTTCGTACTTGATAAACTCTGCCGAGTTATTTTTGTTTTCTTTGATCGGTTTAACCTTGGCAATAATAATGTCGCGATTCTCGATCAACGTATTTTCGGGCATCACTCCTTTGGAATTCACCTTGTTGTAATTGCCCATTTTGGTTCCCTTTGTTTTAGTGGGGTCAGGTTTGCACCGGATCTCGGCATCGCCATTGATTTTTTGCTTGTCTTCGTCTTTTTCTGTGTGATATACCGTTATCAACGACATTCCTCTATCAATAGATCCTTTATTGATTAACAATGAATCTTCTTGATTGTAACCGGTGTGCGTCATGATGGCAACGATCAATTGGGTTCCACACGGAATTTTATTCAACTGAATCACGTTCATAATTCTTGTATCCACCAACGGTCTCATCGGGTAGTTTAGAAGATACGCTGTTTTATCCATTCTTGTGTCATAATTTGTGACATAAACGCCAATTGCTTGTTTACCTTGTGCGCATTGGTATGTATTTCTAGGTGACTGGTTATGTTCTGGAAATGGAATACACGACGCAAGCACACCAAATATGGTGCTAGGGTGAATTTCGCAATGGGTATATTTGGATATATTGTTTGATTTCGAGACAATTTCGTTGGGTTTTGTGGCAATCAAAGACCAACTTTGTTCTTCTGGATCTATATATTCGATCACCGAATTTTCCAACTTTGCACTTGTTAGCAAATTGTCCCAAACAAATTCGGATTTATTCAATTTATTAATAATAGATGGGTTAATCAATAAGTTCTTATCTTTTACACGCAATAAAGGTCTCGACATTCTTCCTCCATCATTGCAAACACGAATTTCACACAGTTTATAATCAAATATAATAGAAGTGTAAATATTGATAATTCCCTTGTATTTTTTGTCCTTTAAATCAGCAAACAAATCTACCGGGTTGTCTGTAATCCCTATCCAAGCTCCGTTAATGAATACTTTGACCTTTTCATACATATTTTTGGTCGTTAATCCTGGGGAATCAATCGGTGTAATGTTCGGCATAATATATTCATACAAGGATGCTGAATTGGAATGAATTGTAATATGGGTCATATAACTAAGGTTTTTGACAATTCCGACGGATTGACCCTCTGGGGTTTCCGCGGGACACAAATACCCCCAAGACGTATTATGAAGTTTACGCGGAGGAATCAATTTTCCACTTTTATCAGTGGGACACGAAATTCTTCTTGCGTGACTTAAACTAGACACGTAATTCAGTCTGTTTAGCACTTGAGCAACTCCAACTTTATTTGAACTTGCGTGTTTAATACCAAAATCGCCAGTTGACAACGCCCTCTTAATGCCATTCTCGATTGTGGTAGATTTAATAATTTTGTATATATTTGTCATATTAATGATATTTTCATAGTCGTCGGTGGATTTCCAAGACCCATTTTTAATTTCTCTAATTACCTGCTTCTCCATATCCTTCACCAATTTATTGAAGAAATTTCTATAGAGATTGTTAAGAAGAGCACCTGTAAGGTCGATGCGTTTGTTCAGATATGAATCTCTGTCATCACACGTTGAAATTCCAAAGGAAACATACAACAACTTATTTGCCATGTATCCAAGGAAATGGATTTTTTGACAAGTCGTATTGCAGTGAGGAAACAAGTCACTCTTTAGAATTTCTTCCGCAAATTCCTGCTTCTTTTTTATCCCTGTTTCTTTGTCCATATTTATTGGTGTGTACATAACATAATTGGTGATGTATTTAATAGAATCCTCCTGGGTTAAGCATTTATTTGCGTCTATGATGGATGCTTGAAGCGACTCAAGCAATTGTTTATTTTTGTATGTTTCCACATCAAGCATAATTTTTTCGCATATTTCTTTGTCGGTTAAAACCCCCAACGCACGGAAAACGATAAACAGTGGGACGGACTGTTTAACTCGCGGAATTTCAACGACAAGTGCGTTTCCAAATCCGTTGTTTTTTGAACTGATCAGCATATTAATTTGCTTGGGAGAAATGCATTTATAATCAGGAACCGATTTAATTTCTGCTTTCCACGTGTGCTTGGTATCATTTTTAGATACATTATAGCAACATACACGATTTTCGGCAGACCGTTCCTGACCGAGCACCGTTTTTTCAGAACCGTTAATGATGAAATACCCACCTGTATCATATTTGCATTCACCCGTTTGAGTATTTTCAAAATGTTTATATTGGTTCAATACACAAATATTGGATTTAAGCATTATCGGCATTTTTCCAATATGAATGTTGGGGATGGTTTTATAAATGGTTCTCACATTTTCCAATTTTTCACCACTTCTAATAACATATTTAATATTAATGTCGACAGTGGTTGCCGACGCATAAGTAAAATTTCTCAAGCGGGCTTCTTGCGGAAACATTATTTTCGTTGCCCCATTGTTTTCGTGAATTTGTGGTCTATAAATATTAAAATTTTCAAAGGTGATGAAAATTTCAAGAGAATGTTGTTTAGTTTCAGGGTCTAAATCCTGTTCGGATACGATTCGCACAGGATTAAACATTTGAATTGTCTTTAAGATTTGACACCCGACAAAATTGTTATATGACTCCAATTGGTGTCTAACAAATCTGTCCAAATGTTCTCCCTTGAAATAAGACTCAATAATATTCCAAGGGGTTTCAATAAATTGGTCATTTTCTATGTCAAACGTGTCGTTGTTTTTAGAACTCATATTTTCGGTTGTGTTTTTTATTTCTGTCATATTTTGGGTTATTATTCATCTCAATTTGTTTTTAAATTGTTTCTATAATATAATTCAACACGTAGTTAAAAATAGATATTTATTATTTATAGGTATAATAAATGTCAAATAAAACAATTTCAATTAATCCAAACTTATTTAGTACAAAGGGTTCTAAAACGAAAAAAAACACAAAAGATAAACCAGAAAAAATAAAACCATTAATATCACCAAATGTTTTGAAAAATAAATTATTGTCTCGAATTAAAGAACATAAAAATCGTGAAAATGAAAAAACAAAAGAACAAAATAAACAACCAAACACCCAAAAAACGTCAGACGCATCTGCGTATACAGACGAATTTAACACATCCATCAATTATTTACAAACATTGTCCACACACAAAAAAAATATTGAAAATAAAATGAAAAGAGAAAAACGAAAAGAAGAATTGGAGAGAAAAACAGTTAAAAATTATTCATCCATAACCGAACCATACCAAAACGTTAATATTGAATTGCCTGAAGAACTACAAGAAACCGTCGCTCCCATAAATACACCGCAAATGGTATTTCATCAACAACCTCCCATTATATTAAACACATTAAATAAAAACGATGTTCCTTATGGAATATTAAAGGGTGGGGCAAAACCTACGTATAGACAGTGGACAAGAACAAATAGAAATGATGAAGTAATTGTTAATGATATTAACCCGTCAACGAACGAAAAAAGTGAACGCGAAATGAGGTTGATGAAATTAAGAGAGAAAATTAAAATTAAACAAGCGGAAGAAGAAATTAAAAAACGACCACCATCAATTTTACCTAACGAGGATAAACACGATGACCACAATTTTAAATATAACGATATTCCTCAACCATCCATCATTAAACCTAACGAAACCATCATTAAACCTATCGCAACCCCTACACCGACCCCCGTAAATTATTTAATTAACGAGAACGAACAAATTATTGCTATTAAAAAAATAACAAGAAAGACAATAAAAAGAACTTATACACTTGGTCGTTCAAAAGTTAAAAGGTCTGTTGCGGTTTTAATTAAGGATCGAGGAACGCGGAAAAAAATTATTAACGCTCAAAAAGAACTTAAACAAAAACCAATCAACGAAATTAAAACATGTTTAAGAGAACAAAATTTAATAAAGGCTGGTAGCAACGCACCAAACGATGTTTTAAGAAAAATATATGAATCCGCAATGTTATCGGGCGAAATTAGTAATAGTAACGCGGAAACGTTGTTGCATAATTTCTCAAGGGTCGAAAAAGAATTATAATATACGCTTATTGTATTATGGAAAAATACAAAGATAAATTAGATGATTACAAATACAATTTTTTAGTTGATCTTCAAAATCATTTAAATCAAGAATTTATTTTTTATGGGAGCATTAACAGAATGGATTACTTTAAAAATAACAGCGACATTGACATTGCGATAATAACAGACAATACACGCAGCGTATTATTTAAAATTCAACATTATTTAAAGATAGACAAAACCAATATTAAAAAAATATACCAGCAATTTAATAAAAAAAACACCAATATTGTTCGCGGATATAAAATAAAATATAAGGACGTCGAAAACAACTTTAGGTTTGACATGAATGTTTATGATGAAAAATATAGAACATTTGTATTGGACAATATTTACAAACACAACACGATGCCTATTGTATTGTCCGCATTATTATGTATTTTAAAATTTTTATTTTATAAATTATACTTATTTCCGAAATCATTTTTTATGCAAATTAAAAACGCTATATTTTATTTTCAATACAATAATACATTTTTTACCATTTAACCTGTTTAACAATTATAATACTTATTTTATTAGATGCGTCGAGAGATTATATAAAAGATATTAAAGATATCCATTTAATTATATTAACTAAAATAATTGAAAATGGCATTAATCAAAGAGTATTTCGAATTAACCGATAAATATAAAGATGAATATGGAGAAAGCGCCATATTATTGATGCAAGTCGGTTCTTTTTTTGAAGTATATGGAATACAAGAATCAACCACAGGAATTATCACTAAAAGTAAAATTGTCGATTTTTCCCAAATTTGTGAATTGAATATCGTTAAAAAAAACACGTGTGTCGGTCAAGACAATGTGGTTATGGCAGGATTTAAGGACATGCAAATTGAAAAATATATTAAAAAAATTCAAGACGCAGGATTTACTGCGGTTGTATATACACAAGACGAATCCGCAAAAAACACTTCTCGCAGTCTTTCAGGTGTCTTCTCTCCGGGCACCTATTTTCATAATGAAAATCAAAAATTGACCAATTCAATCGTGTGTATTTGGATTGAATTGGTGGAAAATAAATTGTTTAATAAGGGAAAATTCATAGTAATTGGCGTTTCCAACATTGACATTTATACAGGCAAAACAAATATTTTTCAATTCAAGGAAAAATATTCAAACAACCCAACGACGTATGACGAATTGGAAAGATTTATTTCAATATATAATCCTTGTGAGACAATCATTATTTCAAATCTAGAAGGAGAGAACGAAATAGACGATGTCATTAATTATACAAGCATTAAAAGCAGTTTAATACATAAAATTAAAATAACCAACGAAGAAACTCCTAAAATGACCAGAGTAAAAAACTGTGAAAAACAGGTGTACCAAATGGAACTTCTCTCCAAGTTCTATAAAATTGAAAATTACGACGCATTCGTCCAAAATTTTTATGATAACAATATTGCTACTCAATCGTTTTGTTATTTGTTGGATTTTGTCTATCAACATAACACACACTTGGTAAATAATATAGCCGAACCCGTTTTTGATAATTGTTCTAACCGACTTTTGCTGGCTAACCACTCATTAAAACAATTAAATATCATCAATGACGGAACGACAAATTCAAGCAAGCATTCGTCAGTTTCACAATTATTAAACGAATGTATTACCCCGATGGGGAAACGAAAATTTGCGTACAATATTCTAAACCCGATTTATGACGAAGTTAAATTGCAACGCGAATACGACATTACAGATTATTTTCTCTCTAAATATAGTTTTTATGAACCATTTATTAAACAACAACTATCTACCATTCGTGATATTTCTAAATGGGAAAGACAAATATTCTTGAAAAAGATATCTCCGAGAGATATTTTCAATTTGAATGACAACTTATGTACTATTTGGGAAGTATATGAAAAAATGGGTCAAGATAACACCATAAAGGAATATTTTTTGGAAACAGACCCATTTGTGGTTAATATTAAATCATGTTGCAACGAAATTACGACCTTTATTGATGAAAATATCGACCTCGAAATTGCTTATGAACTGGAACAAACACGTAATTTTGAAATTAATTTTATAAATAACGGTATTGACCAAGAGTTGGATTTACAAACAACAAATTTAAAAGAGATGGAAGCAAAATTGCTTTCAATCACCAAATGTCTTAATTCGTTGATTGAAAATAGAGAGAAGAAAAGCGCAAAAATTAATGATTGTGTAAAGATACACGAAACTGAAAAAAATAGTTTAAGTTTAATTACTACCATTAGAAGAAGCAAACTATTGACCGAAGGTCTTCCAGACCAACCAAAAATGGTCGAATTAAATTATTGCAACACCGATACCAGCACAACAAAATCGTTTAATTTTGAAATTTCAAAAAAAAAGTTTACGTTTGAAAAACAATCTGCGTCCAATCATTTTATTTTACACGATGACATTACCGCGTTATGTAGAAGCATTTCAAGTATTAAAATTTCGATGAAAGAATTGATTACTACGGTCTATAATAAATTTGTCACCAAATTTGAATTGTATCAAGCCAAGATGGAAAGCATTATAAATTTCATTACTATGGTGGACATGGTATATACCAAAAGTTCAATCGCACTAAAATACAATTATTGTAAGCCAACCATTAAGTCAAGCGACAAGTCTTTTGTAAACGCCAAAAACTTAAGACATTGTTTAATTGAGCGTTTCCAATCAAACGAGTTGTATGTTTCCAACGACGTTGTTCTTGGGGACGGAAACGTGGACGGAATTCTGCTTTACGGAACAAATGCAGTAGGAAAAACAACACTAATTCGCTCCCTAGGAATATCCGTTATAATGGCACAGGCCGGATTATTCGTTCCTTGTTCGGAGTTTACTTATATGCCATATAAATACATTTTTACCCGCATAATCGGCAATGACAATATGTTTAAAGGTCTATCAACTTTTGCGGTAGAAATGTCTGAACTCCGAACCATTTTACGTCTTGGCGACCAAAATAGTTTAATATTGGGCGACGAATTGTGTTCTGGCACCGAAATCCAAAGTGCGATAAGCATTTTTGTTGCGGGAATTCAAAAAATGCACGACTTGAAAAGTAGTTTTATTTTTGCAACCCATCTGCACGAAATCACAAATTACGAGGAGATAATCTCTTTAAAAAGTGTCAAGTTAAAACACCTGTCGGTTGTCTATAATAAAGAGCAGGACCTTTTAATTTATGACAGAAAACTTAAAGATGGACCAGGAACCAGTATGTATGGTCTGGAGGTATGTAAATCACTTGGGCTTCCTCAAGAATTTTTGGATGCCGCATATGAGATACGGATGAAATACCACCCTACGGATGCGTGTGTTCTTTCTCTCAAAACATCCAGATATAACTCTAAAAAGATTGTGGGAATGTGTGAAAAATGCGGGACCAACATTGGAACCGAAGTGCATCATCTTCAGCATCAATCTGCGGCTGAACCAAACGATTATATTGTATCTGGCGACAACACCTTTCATAAAAATAACCTGGCAAATTTAATGACGTTATGCGAGACGTGTCATCATACAGAACATTCCAATACAAAAAATGGGAGCAAACGGATTAAAACTACCAACGGAACAAAAATCGCGCTATTATAGTTTAATTGTTTCTTTTTGTTTTATGACCGTTTGTCTTTTTTCTTTTTGTTTTATCTCCGTTTGTCTTGATCCTTTTTGTTTTATGACCGTTTGTCTTTTTTCTTTTTGTTTTATCACCGTTTGTATTGTTCCTTTTTTTATTGCCACCAACAGGATTTATTATAGGTTTATTTTTGTGTGAATATATTCCCTCAAATGAGGTTGATTTATCAATGCCTGTTATATAAATTAAATTTCCGGTTAGAGGGGGGTCAATTTCATTAACAATGTTATAAGGTTCCGATTTTTCAACAATGGTTTTAAACGCTTTTTCTGTTAGCATAATGTCTTCTGGGACTTCAACCATAATTTTAGAAATACCTGTCATATTTTTAAATATGACTGTGGATTTGTTTTGATTTTCAGGTTGTTTTTCTCCTTGAACGTTCGTTTTATTACCATCTTGTTCGAGTGATAAACCGTCTCCTTCTGATTTTTCAATTTTTTCTTTCTCTTCCAACTCGGTGTCTCTAATATTTAAACTTTCAACGTTGCTTTTAGACCTATATATTGACAAATCATAAAACCCAACTAATGCTTTACTAGTATCATTTTGGATTGGGTATATTAATACACGACAAACAGTATCTCCTTTTTTGGACAAATTAATTGGTTCATTAACACGTTTGACATTTTTCCCAAAGACATTTCCTAATGAAATCCCTCCTATATATGAAATTCCTAGATATTCAGTGTGATATCCCATAGGCATTTTTGCGAGCAACGGTCCCTTTGGTCCCTTTTCTCTTTTTTCTTTCGTATTTACACAATTTAACGGTAAATTAAAATCATAGGTCATCGCTAAACGTGTACCACGACAACGATGCGACAAACTATTTCCTACTTGTACAAGACAATCTACATTTGTGGTCTCTCGCAATTTATTTATCATTTTTTTAGAATCGTCATCCATTTTGTTGTTTATGGAACCCGAACAAGGGTGGTCGAACCCAATTTTTGGCAAAGCAGGGACAGGATCGTTGTAAGAAACGATTCTCAAGTAAGTTATACGACCATTTATTTCATTCTTAATTAAACTGATGAAATTTTTATAAGATTCGCTCTCTTTAGGACTACTATTTTGAAAGTTGTTTTCATTATTAGTAGTCAACTCGCAAAAATGTCTTGCTAGGTCCTTGCTAAGAACTCTTGGAGAACCATACGTAAAACAACCAATATTGATGTTTAATGATGGATACAAATTTGTAAAGTTATCTTCATTACTTATGTGTGCTACATACACGTATGCAAATATGGTTGCTAAACCACCACCCAACGAATGTCCAGTCGTAATAACATTTACTGAACCTTTTTCAGCATTAGGATTTATTTTATCAGATACGTATTTAATTGATGCTATCAACGTATGTGCGGTTTCTATAAATATTTTATAAATTCCGTAAAGAAATTTTTCTTTGTCTTCTTCTTTTACAAGACCGCTTATTATATTACCTGACCACATTGCGGTTAAAGATGATGGTTTTGTGTATGAACCGGCAGATTTAGCATCACTTGTTCCTCTAAAGACAACATTTACTATATTTGGCATTCGTTTATCTCCTACCACATAGGTAGTTCCATAATTAGATGTAGCTATGGTTGCGAATACTAAATTGTCATTTGGCACCGTGGTTGTTTCAATATCGCAATTTGCGTTATCAGAAGAGATTCGTTGTTCGCCATTTACCTTGTTTATTTCCTGTGCCCAGGGCAAAAATCGCAAACTTAAACCTGCGTCTGTTTCATATGTATCTAATCCAAATTTTTTCTCTCCATTTTTTAGAGAAAACATTTCTTCATCCCTTAAAATATTCGGGATCCGGTTTTTAATTGTGTTATTCATATCTGACATAAGTTCTTCGGGTATAATTGGTCCAAAAATTTTTGTGTAATGACCTAAAAATTGATGTTCGTTCATATAAGATAATCTGGAATAAACCGACCCTATAAATGATATTATATTCACGCTTGTTCCATAATCTTCAGTAAATGTAGTATTTAAATCTTTCTTTCTAAATAAATTAATTCCAACTTTTTTATTTTTTACCGGTGTAGTTTCCTGATTCGAAGATACATTAGGCGCGGTTATTTTGTTCTTAACTAGTTCTACATCGTTGTTAACTGGAACCAATTCTTTGGTTACTTGGGATGGTGTATTTAAAGTTGAAGATGAACCATTTTTATTAACAATTGGTTCAGACATTTTAGACGATGTTCCACCCATATTATTATATTACAATATTTAAATAATGATTAAATGATTAAATGATTAAATGATTAAATGATTAAATATATAACTCGATAATAATAATATTGCATTATTTTATAATATGAAAGGAGGCTTACCAACACCAACATCTCTTGGCGTTGGTGTATCAAAGACTGCTTTGAACGCATCTTTACAGGTAGCAAAACAAACAAAACAAATGGTGTCAGATTGTTACAGACAATGTGCACAAAAAGCGAAAGATACAGCGAAGAATCTTAATAATCAAGCAACCAAATATGCAACTGACACAATCACAAATGCGTCTGGTAAATTTAATGACAATATCGACAACACTGAAATACCTTCTACCTTAGGTGGAAAAAAACGTCGGTCTATACGAAACATTAAAAGAACACGAAACATTAAGAGGACACGAAAATATAAACGCGGTTCAAATAAAAAACCCATTCGTAATCGTCGCAAAATTACGCACAGACGATAGTTTCGCACGACAACGTTTAAATTATAATTTAATACTTATATATTATTGCAATACTATATAAATGAATATTAAACAAATATTAAGACATTTCATCGTTGTTTTTTTGTTTGTTTCGTTTGTTTTATTTATTAATTCTGTCGTTGAAAATTTTAGTGACGCAAAAATACATAAAAAATTATTGGGTATTGTCACCGTGGAAGGAAACGAGACGATGATGGGTGGTAGGTCTATTCCTATGAATATGAGCGACGCATTCTGCGACAAATATCGTGGGTCAAGTGGAGAATTAAACGGAAAATGCGGCGCGCTAACCAAAAATAACTGTGGGGATACGTCTTGTTGCGTTTGGACGAGCGACCAAAAATGCGTCGCTGGAAACGCGCAAGGACCGACATTTAATAGCGACGCAAACGGGAAAACTAAAATACATGATTATTATTATTTCCAGAATAAATGTTATGGCGATAAATGTTCTAGAACGTAAGTCGTTTAATGGTTATTCCAGCATCGCTTGCCAAATCGCCAATGGTGTGATGGTTGTTATAATCTTCCAAATAAACAATTGTTTTAATTCCGCACGCGGCAATTGTCCGGAAACAATTTAGACATGGGTGATGCGTAATATAAATAACTCCTCCATCCAAAGACGTCCCACGTTTAGCACAGTCCGAAATCGCGTTAATTTCGCTATGAATAATAGACTGTTCGTGGTTGTCTTCAACGCGACTGATGTGGGGAGCACCAGAAATAAATCCGTTATAACCCATAGAGATGATATGATTATTTTTCACAATAACGGTGCCTACTTTTAATCTTTCACACGGAGACCGACAAGACGCAACGACGGCAATCGTCATAAAATATTCGTCCCAATCGATGCGGTCATTTAATGTTTTTTTGTATTGCAATACGGATGACAGCATATAATAGATGACTTGACCGGTTGCTTTAAATAATATTCATTTTTTATTGTTTTATTTTATTGTAATTATTAAAAAAATAAAAATAAAAATAAAAATGAATAGAAAATAAACAAATATAAGAATAATATACTAATTAATATATACGAAACATGATTATCCCGGTTAAATGCTTTACTTGTGGAATGGTTATCGCCGACAAATATAGATATTATTTGGCAGAGGTTCGCAAAAAGAAATTGGCTAAAAATGGAAATGGAGAGTCTGTAGACATCAACAAGGTTATTTATTTTACCAAGGAGTTTAGGGACAAGACGCCCGAAGGGGAAGTTCTTGACGAGTTAAACCTTACAAAAATGTGTTGCCGTAGACATTTCTTAACGCACGTTGATATTGAATAATTTCTCATTATATATTATAATGGGGAAAACTTCGAAACGAATTGGAAAATCCAACCAGAGAATGTATAAAATGCGAGGTTGCTCTAAATCGCGTAAAAACATAACAAACAAAAAAACAAGAACAAACAAAAAAACAAGAACAAACAAAAGAAAACACCATTTAGGAGGAAGTTCCAGGATAGGTGCCGATTTAAATTTAGCGTATCCGTCCAATAACGTACAAACCACAAAATCACCTTTTTTAGCTTATACAGGAAAAGGTGGAGCAAGTTCTTCACAATATCCACAAGCAACTTTACCAAACACCGATCCGAAATTTGACCAATCTATAGGAACCAACTTTATAAACCCCATAAAACGTGGTGGTGGAGGTGTACCAAATGGACTAACCGGGTCTCCTTGGACGGGGTCTCCAAATAATTGGCCGGGGGTAAATAACGTTCAGGGTGGGAACAACCATTATGCACTAAATAGTTATAAGCAAGACCCGCAAACAGCGATGTTGGCAAACACCGGTTCTCAACCTCGTCTTTATTCTGGTGGAAAAAAAGGATGTTCCAAAAAAAATCGTTCCAAAAAACAAAAAGGTGGAACTTTATCTAATTTTTTGAGTCAAGACTTGCTTAATTTGGGAAGACAAACTCAGTTTGGTCTTGGTTCGGCATATAATTCATTTAACGGATACGCTCAACAAAATAATAATCCGTTGCCGTGGAAAGGACAACTAAATGCGTCAAATATAAACAATATTAAACAATATTAAACAATATTAAGATTTGTTGCAATTATTTTCTACTTATACTTCATAATGGCGAATTCTTTTCCAAAAAAACTAAAAGATTTGTGTACTCCGGCGTTGTTATATTTATGTATTTCCATTATTTCGCTTTTTGCGATTTTGCTTCAAAATTTGGGCAATTCGAATAGTTATCACATGGGTTCATTTTCGTGTCGTGTCCCTAACACCACATTAATCTTTATAGTTAAATTTATATACATATTATTTTGGACTTATATTCTTAATTTAATTTGCAAAGACGGTCACGTAGGTATTTCTTGGTTGCTTGTTCTTTTGCCGTGGATTTTATTATTTGTTGTAATGGGGATTCTTATGTTAAACATGTAAATGTGATATAATTTAGAGCAACGCGTATTTTAAATGCCGACTTTTATTAGTTCTTATAAATCTTTAATGTTCTTCTTTTGGTATATTTTCTCTTATTTGTCTTATTTTTATAGTAATCTTTATTATAAGCATAAATAAAGTAATTTTTATAATTTTCTTCTTTTATTTTTTCTATTGATGATTTTACACTTTTTTCTAATTCTGTAAATGTGTTTGGTTTATCTAATTTTACATAATGTTTCATTTGGTTAAAAAACTGCTCTATACTATTCAGTCTTGGGTGATAAGGACAGGTATAAACTAAAAAATTACCACTTTCTTTTATTATTTGTTTTGTGCTTTCTTTTTTATGTATTTGTCCGTTGTCTAAAACAAATAATTTACCTCTTACTTTATTACATATATGTTTCAAAAAATCGTTAAATCTTTCTGAATTAACTGCTCCATTTTGGTATAATTCAAACCCTATACATTTTTTATTATTTATTGCTACTACCAAAGAATATTTTTTGAATACTTCATTATTAGTTGTTTTCTTTACACATCTTTCTCCTAAAAATGCTCTACAATAGTTATGTGTAAGTGATGTGCTAACAGAAGTTTCATCAATAGAAATTATATCTTCTAATTTGAATTTATTTATTACATCAAAAAATTCTTTTAGTTCTTGTTTTTCATTTCTAATATTTCCTCTATAAGTTTTTGGAAAATGCTTGAAAGTTGCTCTCTTTCTGGTAATATTATTATCTCTAATAATATTTGATAAATATTGTCTTGATATATCTAATTTTGGAAATTTTGTTTTGAGTAATTCGTGTAAAAAATTCATTTGTATATCGCTATGATTTCGTAAGGTTTCTTTGATAAATTGTATATGTTGTTTTTCTAACTTATAATACCCTAACTTTCTTGTTTTTCTATTAACATTTTTACTTTTATCATATCTTTCAACCCATCTTTTCAAACTTCTTTCACTACATTCAAATACTTCACATACCTTAACATAATTATTTATTTTATGGTAATAATTAACTGCTTTTAACTTCAAATCTGGTGTAAATTGTTTAGTCATTTATATAATTATATAATAAAATTGAATTAAAATTAATCTGTTTATGCTATATATTAATTGGTAGTAAAATGTCTCTTGAAATAGTTATCAACGAAAAAACCATAAAAAATCGTCATTCTATATTATCTAATTATCTTAAAAATAATAATGTTGGTATTTTGAATGAAAGTTATACTTTATGGTTTAAACATATTTTTGAAAAGTTTTATACACCAGACGAGCAATATACTAAATTCAGTGCTTCACAAATTTCAAATGTATCCATAGTTAAAGATAATTATGGAAAAAAATGTTTTTGTATTTGTGTAAATGATACTTGGTTCCCAACATCTATAAAAAGACTTGCTGGTGGTAATAGAAATGATAAAGCTAATTTAATAAGAGCATTAAGAAATGCGATAGAACCACAAATTAACGATTTTCGCAAAAATAATCCATTAAACCATATAAATATTTGTCCGATTACAAATGAAATATTGAGTTTAGATGCCGAAGTAGACCATCAAATACCATTTTATATTTTAGCGGAAGAATGGATAAAGAATAATAAAAATATTTCTTACATTTACAATTTAGATAAATTTGATTATATTTTACAAGAACCATATTACAGCAGTTGGTTTAATTTTCATTTAGAAAAATCAATATTAAGATGGGTGTCAAAAGAGGGTAATAAAATTGCGCATAAATTATATGTTAAAACTGATTAATATAAAAAATATTAATAATTTAGGAAAAATATTTAAAATTATTTTTTAATGATATAATAGTTTATAATGAATAATGATATTGACTACAAAAGATTATATGAATTATCTATTATTGAAAAAGAAAAAATATTAACAGACAATCAAAAAAAACAAGAAAAAATTAATGAACTAATTGAAGAACTAAACTCATATAAGATTGAAAATTATAATAAAAAAACCTACTATCAAAAAAATAAGGAGAAAATTATTGAAAAGGTTAAGGAATATAATAAAAATTATGTAAAAACACCAGAACAAATTAAAGAATATAACAAACGAGCATACGAAAAAAGAAAGGCAAAAAATTAGAAGAACAACATTTAGAGAAATAATTATTTAGGAAAATTTATTAAATAAATAATTATTTAGGAAAAGTATTTAGAAATATTTTCTTTACATATATTATAAAATGGAATTGGAAGAAAAACCGCCAGACCCTTCCGAACAAGTTTATAGGATTATTAAGTGTCCTTTGAAATGTGTTTTGAAAAGGTATGATACATTACAACCTATTATTGAAAAGGCAGTTATGGATATGAATGAAATTGTTATTTTGTCTTATCAGTTTATTCGTATGTATTTATTAAATAAATTCAATAACAACCAAGAATTACCTATTATCAATAAGCAGTTTGTTTTAGATGTAATAAAAACAATTAGTTCCCCAAATACGAAAAGAGGACAAAAAACAAAGGAAGATAATATTAAAAATGCTACTGGAAAATCAGATATAAAACAATTTTATAATGAAGAATTTTCTAAATTAGTATATTTAAGTGAAACTAAAAAACCATCATATTCAAACAAAACGTATATAATAGCAATTACTGCGAATGAAATGATTACTTGTATCAATACAAACATATCTACTCATTTTGTAAAGCATTTATTCAAATATATTAATTGTTTATTCAAAGAACCGAAGTTGTTAGAAATCAAAAAAGAAAATGATAAAGAAAAGCGTAAAGAACTTTATAAAATTTTAAACCAAGAAATTCGTGATTTGAAAAGTGATTTAATTAATAATAAAATAGAAAATTCAAAAGAAGAATACCATAGTTGGATTAGAGAAAATAAACATTTTTTATTTCCAACTAAAATAAGTAAATCAGTTGCTTATGATGTAAAGGCTAATCCAGAAAAATATATTAAATATTCTTTCTATATAAATCAGAAAATAGAAGAATTAGGAAAGCGTCCTTATCAAGTTATACCACAAAGAAATAATGTTGTTCCAAAAAGTATTACATTAAATTCTAATGGAATTGTTGATTTGATTGATGATAAGAAACAAACTATATTTCAATATAATAAAAGTGAATTAGTCTTACACGCAAAGAAACACCAAAAACATATTTGGAGTAAGATATTGAAACTGGAAAAGAAACCTATTTTTAAACAGAAAGAATATATTTTTTATAACCAAATTATTACTGATGGTTTTACTTGTTCTCTATTGTTTATTTTGAAAAAATACAAAGATAAAGTATTTGGCGATAAATTACCAAAAGTAAATGATGAAATGGAATTTACCAAATTGGAAGATTTATCAAAGGAAAAGTGTAATGAATATTTAACAGATAAATACAAATTAGTTTCATTAGACCCTGGTAAAATTAGACCAATTACAATGATTGATGAAAATAATAAATTTTTTAAATATACTGCTTGTAGAAGAAGGTTTGAAACATATACAAAACAAAGCAATTACATTATTTTACAAGAAAAGAAGAAAAATAGTATTATAGAAAAAGAAACAAAATTATCCAATTTCAATTCAAGAACTCTAAACCAAGACAACTATTCAAATTACATTACAAATAAAACAATATTAAATAATGAGTTGAAAGAATTTTACCAAAAACCTTTATTTCGTAAATTAGCGTTTCGTAGATTTATCAGAACCAAACAAAGTGAGGTTAAATTATTGAATGAGATTGAAAATACATATCTTACCAAAGAAGAAATAAAACAAGGTAGAAAGATTGTTATTTTACACGGAGATTATAGTAGAACATCTCAAATGAAAGGTTGTATTTCTACACCCAATATTGGTATGAAAAAATTATTATTATCCAGATTTGATATTGTAGAAGTAAATGAATTCAATACTAGTAAGTTATACAATAAAACTTTAAAAGAAATGGAAAATGTTATTGTAATAAGGAAGAAACATAAAAAATCACTCCACGAAATACTAACTCCAAAAGAGGAAACAAAATGTCGTATATTCGTAAATAGAGATACTAATGCTTGTAAAAACATATTATTACTTGGTAAATGTTATTTAGAAAGTCAAACAAGACCAGAACAATTTACAAGAAAAACAATAGTTAAGGAAAAGGTTAAGAAACCAAGAAAAACAAGCAAATTTACAAGTTACAAAAAATAAATAGTTGTTTCATTAAGGTAGTAAATGAAATAACATTAGATGGGAATTTGCTTATCTACCATAAAGTAAGCAAATGTTAAACCCATTACATAGAATTTAGTTTATCCTCCTTTAAGGAGGAAGCACTCGTATTTTTTTGTTGATTAAGTCGGCATTTAAAATACGCGTTGCTCTAAATGGTAAACTATTTTATATTTAAATTATATAATGAAAACAATCATTAAAAATGGAATGTCTTATAATCAAAGTGGATGGAAATATATATCCATTCGCGGAAACCCCAAAGAGCGAGGATACGCTTACGGATATTTATGTGCCGACGATTTTAAAGAAATACAAAGGATGTTGGCCTTTTTAATCATGGAATCATATGGCGTTGAATGGAGTTATTTAGTAACAACGATTTCAACCGATTTTAGTGAAATGACAAAACGAGAGTTTAAAGAATTATACGAAGAAATGGAAGGAATCGCCGAAGGTTGCTCGGCAAATGGTTGTAAAACCACCGTCGACGAAATAATCGCATGGAATTTTTACATGTCCATTCCTTACTGGTATTCAACAAAATCGCAGACAAGAGTAGGAAAAGAAGGAGGGTCTGGTGACAGATGTAGTGCTTTTATTGCAGTTGGCGATTGGACGGAAGACGGTGAAATAGTATGTGCTCATAATTCATTCATCGATTATATTGACGGGCAGTATTCAAATATAATTTTGGATTTAAGTCCTACCACAGGTCACCGATTTATTATGCAAACGAGTCCTTGTTGGATTTGGAGTGGAACCGATTTTTTCATTACTTCCAAAGGCATCGTTGGGGTGGAGACTACGTTTGGTGGGTTTTTACCATACGAAAAAAAATTTCCTATTGGATATAGAATAAGAAAAGCGATGCAATATGGAAATACAATAGACGAATATTGTGAAATATTGTTGCACGAAAATTCTGGAGATTACGCAAACGCATGGTTGTTTGGGGATACAAACACGAATGAAATTTTAAGAATTGAATTGGGTCTTAAATATCATAACATAGAGAGAACAAAAAACGGTTTTTTCATTGGGTTCAACGCGCCATACGACGAACGCATTAGAAATTTAGAAATAACAAACTCCGGTTTTTATGACGTTAGAAGACATCAAGGAGCAAGACGTGTTCGATTGTCCGATTTAATGGACGAACACAAGGGGAAACTAAATGTTAACATAGCTAAACAAATTTTGGGAGATCATTATGACGTATACCTAAACAAAAACGATAATCCGTGTTCGAGAACGGTGTGTTCTCATTATGATTTGGACGCAAGAGAATACATGTCTGAACAAGGAAGACCTAAACCGTTCGCTCCACACGGAACCGTTGATGGAATTGTGTGTGATAGTAAAATGGCAAAGAAAATGAGTTTTTCGGGTCGGTTTGGAAATTCGTGTGGAATTCCGTTTAATAAAACAGAATTTTGCAAAAAACACAGACAATATGACATTTTTTGTCCTTATTTAAAAGATAGACCAAGCGAACCGTGGTGTGATTTTTCCATTACCAATTTAAGCAAAAAACATAACACCACAAGGAAAAAGAATACGAAAAAGAATACGAAAAAGAATACGAAAAAGAATAGGACCCCTGATAAATAACCTAAATTAAAGTAATAAAACGCATAATAGTAATAAATAAATAAATATATAAAAATATAATTATTTATAATATAAATGGACAAGGAAACTATTTCGTGGAAAATTATTGATACATACTTTAAAGACAATCCGTCGTGTATGGTTTCGCATCATTTGGGGTCGTTCAACGAATTGTTTAAAACCGGTGTCTCTCGTATTTTTCACGAAAACAATCCAATTCGATTTATTGAAAGTGACGAAGAAAAACAAGATAAAAGAAACGAATGTTTGTTGTATTTAGGCGGAAAAGACGGAACCAAAATTTATTATGGTAAACCGGTTATTTACGACGACCATAACGCGCATTTTATGTTTCCAAACAATGCCAGATTAAGAAATATGACATATGGGATAACCATTCATTATGATGTTGATGTTGATTTTAAATATTTTATTGGAGACACATTAAAAGAACATTCGGTGTTGTTGCCAAAAATTTTCCTTGGTAGGTTTCCCATTATGATTCAATCTGATTTATGTATTTTAAATTCATTAACGAGAGAAGTAAGATTCAATATGGGTGAATGTCGTAGCGATTATGGTGGATATTTTATAATTGATGGGAAGGAAAAGGTCATTGTATCACAAGAAAAGTTTGCCGACAATATGCTTTACATAAAAAAAAACAAAGACGACGATATATATAGTCATTCTGCTGAAATTCGGTCGGTTTCAGAAGATACTTCTAAGCCTATAAGAACCACCGCAGTAAAAATCATCGCACCCTCTCCTCGTTTAAGCAATAAACAATTTGTCGTTTCTATTCCAAATGTTAAAAAACCGGTTCCGCTTTTTATATTAATGAGAGCGCTGGGAGTTGTTTCCGACAAGGATATAATTCAATCATGTTTATTATTAAATTTAGACGACGATACCAAATATAATAAAAACGTTGATTTATTTATTCCGTGTGTGCATGATGCGAATAAAATATTTAACCAACAAAACGCGTTGGAGTTTATTGCGGAATTAACCAAACGAGGAACAGTGTCAGGTGTTATTGAAATTCTATCCGACTTTTTTTTACCTCACATAGGCGAGTTGAATTTTTTAGAAAAAGCGTATTTTGTAGGATATATGGTAAATCGGTTGATAAAGGTTTATACAAAGGAAGAAAAACCAACTGACCGAGACAGTTTTAAATTTAAACGTGTTGAACTTTCGGGAACGCTTTTATATGATTTATTTCGTGAATATTATTTAATACAAAAAAAGGACATTACGCGAAAAATAGACGAAGAGTATTATTACCACAAGGGAGAGTATAAAGACGATGACACTTTTTCACGAAAAGAAAAAAAACAAATGAAAAATAAAGGTAAATCGGACGACAATAAATACCAGGACAACTTTACCTCTCTCATCGAGTCCAATTTTAAATCATTTTTTAAGGAGCGTATCGTAGAACAAGGTTTTAGGAAAGCATTTAAAGGGAACTGGGGGTCTCAAGCAAATACCAAACGCGTGGGGGTGGTTCAAGATTTAAACCGTCTAAGTTGGAACGCCTTCATATCACATTTACGAAAAATTAATCTACCTATGGAACCTAGCGCAAAGGTAGTGGGTCCGAGACTGTTAAATTCGTCTCAATGGGGAATGATTGACCCAATAGACACTCCAGACGGTGGAAATATTGGATTGCACAAACACATGACCATTAGCAGCTATATTACTAGTGGGTCCTCTGGTTACCCAATCATTTCGTGGTTGAGAAAAAACACTCCTTTGCGAATTTTGTTGGAATGTTCGCCAGAACAATTGGGGAACAGTTCAAAAATGTTTGTCAATGGAAAATGGATAGGAGTAATAGACGACCCAATCAAAGTTATTAATTTGCTTAAGTTATATAGACGCAACGGTGTCATCCCAATTTATTCAAGTATATCATTTAATTATCAAAAAAATGAAGTCTATATTTATACGGACTCGGGCAGATTAACGAGACCTATTTTTTACATAGACGACGGAAAATTAAGTTACGACAGACCTGAAATTAAAAAAATGTTGGAAGAAGGAACGATTAAATGGGAAGAAATGGTGTCTGGTATCCTCCCAAAATCAGACACCGATTTTTCAACAAAAAACAATAAAACATATGATTTACTCGAGTTATACGAAGATATTGGGAAAAATCACGACGAAATTTTCAAGAAATTAAATCAACACAAATCGTTGGTGGATTATATTGATACAGCAGAAGAAGAAACTTCCCTAATTGCGATAGATGACGTAGCACAAAATAAATGGTACACAAACATGGAAATAGACCCGTCGTTGTTATTGGGCGTCTTGGGAAATATGGTTATTTATCCCGAAAATAATCCCATAACTAGAAGTGCGTTTTCTTGCGGACAAAGCAAGCAAGCCGTTTCGGTGTATCATTCCAATTATCAAATGAGAATAGACAAAATGGGGGTTGTATTAAATTACGGACAGGTTCCGCTAATAAAATCAAGATATCTCGAATACGTAAATAAAGAAGAAATGCCTTATGGGGTTAATGCGATTGTTGCGATCATGAGTTATACTGGATACAACGTGGAAGACGCTATATTAATCAACGCTGGTGCGGTCGAACGCGGCATTTTTAGAACTACTTATTTGTCCTCTTATGAAACGAGAGAAGAAAGTTCAAAGATTTCTGGTATGACCAACTCCAAATTTGCGAATATTGAAAAAAATAATGTTACTGGGTTAAAAAGTGGATACGATTATAGTTATTTAGACGACTATGGCATGATCAAAGAAAACACACCAATCAACGATAAAGTTATTTTGATTGGAAAAATCAATTCGTCCAGCAATAAAGGCGATTGGGTGGACGATTCTGTTAAAACCAAAAAAGGGCAACTTGGATTTGTGGATAAGGCCTTTATTACCTCGGGGGAAGAAGGTTTTAATGTTGCCAAAGTTCGTGTGCGAGAGGAACGGTTGCCTGCTATTGGAGATAAGATGGCTTCCCGCGCCGGACAAAAAGGCACCATCGGTCTTATTATTCCAGAAGAAAATATGCCTTTTACCCAAGACGGAATAAGACCAGATTTAATTATTAACCCCCACGCCATTCCATCTCGTATGACCATCGGTCAAATTATTGAAAGTCTTTTTGGCAAATTGTGTGCCAGTTATGGTGCGTATGGCGACTGTACCGCGTTTCAAGTTAAGGGGTCTAATTACTCTACCTATGCACCGCTGTTGGTTAAAGAAGGGTTTCATTCTTCCGGAAATCAAATTTTATACGATGGAATGACAGGTGGGCAAATATCCGCAGACATTTTTATGGGACCTACTTATTATATGCGTTTAAAACACATGGTAAAGGATAAAATAAATTATCGCGCGAGAGGTCCAAATACGGTATTAACCAGGCAACCCGTTCAAGGTCGTGCGAACGACGGTGGGCTTCGTATTGGAGAAATGGAACGTGACGGAGTAATGGCACACGGGATGTCTTATTTTTTGAACGATTCGTTTATGGTTAGAGGAGAAAAACAAGATTTTTTTATTGCCATTTGCAACAAAAGTGGGGCGGTTGCCATTTACAACGAGTCGCGAAATTTGTTTTTGAGTCCATTTGCCGACGGTCCCATTAAATTCAATATGAATCCAGACGGAACTCAAAGCATTCTCAATTTAAGTAAATTCGGAAGATCGTTTAGTCTGGTGAAGGTTCCTTATGCGTTTAAACTATTGATCCAAGAATTGCAGGTGATGAACGTTCAAATGCGTATCATCACCGAAGACAACGTCGACCAATTGTTAAACATGAATTTTTCTGATAATATTAATAAATTAATGAATAGTGATAAACAAGGGGTAGACCTAATAAGAGAGGTTAAAAAGTTCGTTTCAATAAAGAAAACCAACAATTTTTTGCCAATTTGGAACGCGACCCAAGAGGAAAAACAAGAATTGCCTGACCCGGTTATTTTGGAAACACCACTTGAACCGATTGTGGATACAGATTCGCCCGAGTATATTCCTGGAACTCCTGCTTATGAACCAACACCAGATTCAAACGATGCTTTGGAATCGTCTCAAACGCTTACAGACACTCCTTCTTTTCAACCTCAAACACCTACAGACAGTCCTCCAACGCAACTTCAACCTCAAACACCTACAGACAGTCCTCCAACGCAACTTCAACCTCAAACACCTACAGACAGTCCTCCTACATCAGACGTTGTTCCTCTTGAGAAACCCGAAAATATTTTAAACGTTGAACCACAAGCAGAAGAAAAGGTAGACGAGGAAGTAACTAAAACAGAAGATGGAGAAATTAAAAAAATAACATTATAAATAAAAATGAAATAAATAATGAATACTATTATATATTATAATACAAAATGGCAAGTCAAACTACAAGCGTTTTAATTTATGAAATATTCAATTCGAGAAAACATATTTTAGAATTGATGGAGTCTCAAGGGTTCAACACTAACGATTACTCAAACTTCAGCATCAACGAAGTAAATTCGATGAAACAGAATAACCAATTAGACATTCTTCTTGAAACCGACGAATCGAGAGTTACCGTTGAAAAACCGAAGCAAAAAATTTACATTCGGTATTATCTAAATACTCGCCCAAATTCGAAAACCATTCAGGAAATGATTGACGACCTATTCGTTTTAACTGAAACTTTAACCAAAAATGACGCATTATTTATAATTGTCAAGTTTGAACCAAACGACACATTGATTAATGAAATTAAACATATTTGGGAGAGTGAAGGAATTTATATAGTTATTGAGAATATTAAGAGACTTCAATATAATATATTGAAACATTCGCTTGTTCCTCCTCACCGAATTATGACCGACTCAGAAGTAAAAACAATGATGAATAAATATAACGTGATTTCTCTTGACAAATTGCCTGAAATTTCTCGGTTTGACCCTGTAGCAAGGGCAATTTGTATGAGACCCGGACAAGTTTGTCATATTATAAGACCAAGTAAGACTTCAATAACCGCAGATTATTATAGAGTTTGTATTTAATAATATAAACAAATCTTATTAAAGATATTTAATATGGACTTTGCGTTGCCAAACAAAACAGGGTTTGTTATTTATAGCAAAAATGAATGTATTTTTTGCTCCAAAGTTAAAACACTATTCACCCATCGTGGTTTAGATTTTAACGAAATAAACTGCGACGAATATATTTTACACGACAAAAATAGTTTTTTGTCATTCGTTAGCAAAATGAGTATGCGGATAATAAATACATTTCCGGTAGTGTTTTACAATAATCATTTTATAGGAGGGTATACCGAAACTGAACGGTTTGTGGAAAAATTAGAAGTAAAGTTTGACTGATTTGTAAATTGGTTGGTTATTAATATTTATTTTAAATAATTATAATATATATTAATGTCGGAAATAACAGAAAATGAAGATATAATTAATTCTTTACCAAAAACAACCAAATACTTTGATAAACTAGAAACAATAGAAGCGCAATTGCCACCAATTTTAACAGATTTCAAAAAATATTACGTTTTTTATAATAAAAATCCAGATTCTGCGGAATACCACCAAATGTTTTCAAACATCAAAAACAATTTAACCAACGCAAACTCTGAATTATTTGTCTTGTCGAATGATGTTCAAAGTAATACCGAAGACATTAATAAATTATTGTTTGAGTTGAATGTTTTAATCAAACGAGAGAAAAAAGTCAATAGAGAATTAAAAGGGAAACTTAATATTGCTGAAAACGAAAACAACGCATCCAACGAATTAATTACGGATTATACCGAAATATACAATTATGATTATTTAAAGAATTTTGGATTATTTTTAAGCATATTAATTGCTATGGCAACCATTTCAAAATTGAACACATATAGCATATCACTTCCAATTAAATAATTCATTCACGACGCATATCGTCTTGAATTTTACTATTATTATAGTTTTTCCCTGTAAATCGAAGATTAAAATGTCCAAAGGTGTAATACAAATAAACTTTATACAAATAACAATGAGGATAAATTATAATTTTTGATTTATTTTTAGAAGCACATTTATATGGAAACTCCGATGTTATCAATATTCTTTATTGGAAACAAAACGGTTGTTATATAATTAAAATACACATCATTTTATTCTCTCAAATATATATGGCAACCGCACAAAATGAAAACATCAACAAAGAAAGTAATAAAGGTAGTCTACCTTTAGAAGGATTGAATATGACATACAAAACAACACTCATCGAATACAAAAAAGCCGTCGCCGATTATATTGCGGCTTTAAATAGCGACGCATCTTATAATTACAACATAGATGAAACCCCATTTTCTACCATTAAAGGTTCTACCTATTGGGGAACCATTAATTTAAGTCAAACTAGCACGTCCAAATTGCAAGAATGCAAGGCGTTATGTTCCAAGACTAAAGGTTGCACCGGCGCAACTTACAACTCGTCAGATTCTAAAAAACCGAATTGCATGTTAAGAGGAGGCGACAGCGAATTATCCGTCGGAACCGACGCAGACACTGCCATCGTTCAAAAACAAAAATTGTTGTTGCTGAAAATCAAAAAACTTAACCAAGAATTATTGGATACAACAAATAAAATCCAAAAATTAACAACAAAAGAAGAAAAATTAAACGTTAAATTAGAACATAAATTAAGCGACAATACGCAAGAATTGCTAACACAATATGACGAGTTGATGCAAGAAAAAGATAAAATCACCGAAATGATGAACGAATATCAGGGACTAGACCAAGAACAAACGCAAGGAGACCTAAAATTGACTTCGAATTATTATTCTTTTATATTGCTTCTTTTTGTAGCAATAGGTATTATGATAATATTATACAAAATAGGATTTTCAACCGGAGACGGAACTTCTTCGGTTCCAAGTGCTATTCCAAGTGCTATTCCAAGTGCTATTCCAAGTGTCGCTCCTAGTGTCGCTCCTAGTGTCGCTCCTAGTGCAGTTCCTACGATGGTCCAACCCGTTGCTCCAACCGGTCCTCCACTTAGCGGTGGAAGTTTTTTTAAAAAAATCAAAAATTTGTATAAATGGTAAATGTAAACTAAAATATTATCTTGAGAATTAATAAAATACTTATTTAGTATATAATGACGGCGTCGTTTCAAGAATTAAGTTCCCAGTTCAATTCTTTATTGACTGAATATACCAATACATATCAAGACTATATATCTGCCATAAATTCCAACGACACTTCGTTTAACATTATTCATAATTCGGCATTTATAGGAGAATCTACTATTAATACATTAAACGGATCATCTATTAACGGTTGTCAAACTAGTTGTAGTTCAACCGACAATTGTTCTGGTGCTACGTTTAATAACGACACCAATGTATGCTCGTTAAGTAGCGGTTCGGGAAACGTCGTGTCAACCAACCAATCCACGTCCATCGTTCAACAGGTGGTCGCGTATAGTTATAAACTTCAGCAAATAAATTCTCAATTAACGGACATTAATAAACAAATGATGAACTTGAGTAAAAGTAGTTATAACAAATATACAACAAACGCCTCGAAAAATAATGAACAAGAACAAGCAATCTCACAAAATTATGAAATATTGCAGAAAGAGAGAAGCGAGATAAACGAAATGATTTCACAATATCAAACATTAAACATCGCATATGAAGATGGTAACCTAAATGTTACCTCTAATTATTACAGATACATAGTTTTATTATTTTTAACAATATTATTGGGTATGTTTTTATTAAAAAGTTCCATTTTTAGTGGACAATCTGGTGGAGGAAATAATAAGTTAAATATTTTAAATATCGTAATTATTATAATAACGTTAATAGCTATTGGTTTCAATTTATATGTAAATAATTAGTATAATTATTGTATATTATTAGTATAATTATTGTATATCATTATATTAATATGAGTAGTTTAATAAATTTATTCATGAATATGGGTAATACAATAGAACCGCCGTCCATAAATGAGATGGCAGTTAAGTATAAAAAAAATAAAACCAATCAACCTAAATCAACCTCTTTAAATCAAGGAGAGAAATTCAATAACTACCAGAAAAGAATTACCAAAGATTTAGAAAAACACGTAAACAAATATTATGTGACTGAAGGATTTGACGGAATTCCTGAAATGCTTAAAAAATTAAACCCTATCCCTAACGGACTAACCGAAAATTCATTATCCATTATTAAAAATAATAATTATTCATCACAACAACAAACCATCGAGAATTTAAGGCAAGAACACGCAAAAACATTAAAACAATACGAAGGTTTAACCGGTGAAATTCAAAAATCCACCTCTGGATATTTTGACCGTATTAATCCGTCAAATCCTTATTTAAATAAAACGGTTAGTTTTTTAGGAGGACAACTTTGCTATGTAACTAATGCCGGAGTGGCCAAATGGATTGCTAACACCGATATATTGAATAGTGCAAATATACCACAACAATCTACCAAAATAAATATAAAATGGGACGACTCTTATAAATTACCCGGTTCCAAAATACCAACCATTCCGCCACTAGTATCCGGAACTCCGTTGGAAATGAACCAACGTTTAGGAAACGAGGGTTCCAACGTATTTGTAAATTCGCTTATATCTAATCCATCTATTTCATATACTGGATGTTATGCCGACAACACAACCACCCCATTAATGACTTTTATGGGTGGTTCGCCACCTCCACCGTCGCTTATCCAAAATGGGAATTTTGAACAACCTTCTATTGATAACAACACCTATCAATATATTAATAGTTCATCACAAGTTCCTGGATGGAATTTTAATGCGGTGCTAATTAACAACTCGAGCGCCTGGGGGTATCCAACACCATATCCCAAAGGAGACCAAGCACTTTGCATACAAGGTGGGCAAACAGTATCACAAACATTTTCGTTTCAAGCAAACGTCCAATACACGGTTTCGTTGGTTGCGTGTGGTAGAAATACATCGGGTCAATCCAACTCCATACAAATTGAATTGTATACAACATCAAACGATTTAATTTCAACCATTTATACATTTCAACCGCCAATAAATTCGTGGACAAATTATAGTGCGACATTTACCGTGACAACTACACAAAACTATAACATTTTTTTCAAGGGGACTCCAGTATCTGGACTAGACATTTCAACCGCAATTCAAAACATAAAAATACAAACAGACCCGTCAACTTCTGGTGGGACGTATACATACGAATCGTGTAAACAGACCGCAATAGACAACGAGTATAAATATTTTTCGTTGCAAGGAGTAAACGATTCTACGTCACAGGGTTATTGTGCGGTTAGCAATAATGAACCAACTATTACTCAATTAGGAGATTCTCTAGTTGAAACAAAGTCTATTGAATTATGGTCTTCTAAAACAAACGGACAACCTGGAAATACTGCTAAATTAAATCATAAGGGTTCTTTGAAGGTTTTTAATAGTGCTGGGACGGCTGTTTTTAATACGCCAAATTCAAAATCAAACCCAAACGATTATTTAGGTTGTTATGGAGATGAATCAAGTAGAGCTATGCAAATGCAAAATGGAGGGAAGAACCAATACGACCACGATAGTTGTAAACAACTTGCGATAGATAATGGAGACACCTATTTTGGTTTGCAAGATTCAACGTCTGGGACAAACGCGCAATGCACTACTTCGTCTGATTTAACATCTGCGTTAAAATATGGTAAAGCCGGAAATTGTACGAAAATTTCAGACGGGACATTTAGCGGTGGAGGATGGTCCAACGCAGTTTATTCAACAAACTCTAAAAGCAATTATTTTTTGGTTCTTCACAATAACGGAAATATGGTAATAGCAAGAGGAAGTGGTCCCGAAGACAACCAAGGGAAAATTTGGTCTTCCAATACAAAGGGAAAACAAAAATCTCCAAATCCCGAATATGCTGCGTCAAAAGGAAAATTCGGACAAAATTGGATCGCCAGCGGAACCACCATGGCTGCTGGAGATTTTATTGGGTCCAACAACGGAAGCATCGCTTTAATAATGAAATCAAACGGAAATTTAGTATTGCACGCATTTGAAATGGGGTCTAATTGTAAAAAAATGGCAGATGGTAATATGGGTTCTGGACTTGGAGGCAACGCAATATATAATGTTGGACAGGTTGGCATTCCGACAAATATGGGTCAACTTGCGTACATAGACCAAAATTCAGGATTGCACGCTTACCCATCTGACAATACTCAATATACGAATTCTTATACTGAAATTAAAGGTGCGGACAGTACTGGGAACGATATAGCAGGTTCGTCGTATGGAAACGCTACACCAGATGCGTGTAAAACAACCTGTAATAATACTCCGGAATGTGCTGGGTTTACGTTTTCCAACGGCACTTGTTACCCAAAAACGTCCAGCATGTACCCAACCGGTGAAAAACAAATAAATTCAGCATCTAATTTATATATGAGAAATAAGGGACCGATAACTCCTTCTGCGGGAATTTCGCAGGTTACACATAATATAGATAGTATTAATTATCAAAAATACAATTCCCAAACAACGGACGAAACCAATTTTTCATTGTCTGCAGCAACCAGCACTCAAAAACAACAAATGGACCAATTGCAAACAAGATTAACACAATTATCGGAACAAATAAATTCATTAACAGGAAAATTTGGCGATGGCGCCCAACAAGCGAGTAATCAAGAAAATGCGAATAATATAGGAATTAAAAATTTCCTACACGAAATAAAAACAACCGACAAAAAAATTAAAGGTTTTGGAAATAACATTGAAAATATGTTAACAGATAGTGATATAGTAGTATTGCAAAAAAATTACAACTATTTATTTTGGAGCATTTTAGCGATTGGTTCCGCATTAGTGTCAATGAATGTAATTAAAAAATAAATTATACAATATAATTATCTTCTTATATTCTATATAATGAGCGAACAAAATAATGTTTCAAATAATAGTGAACAAATATTGTCTGACATACAATCGTTGCAAACAATGGAAAAACAAATATTTAATAATTTGGAAAACAACCAAAATTTATCCCAATCGCAAAAACAAGAAATGGTTGAAAAGATGAATCAATTGTCCAATATGCGAATAAATTTATATCAAACATTAGGCGGTGTAAACGGATTCTATGAAAATGCGTTAAACTCGTCTACACAAACTCTACAAGAACAAACGGTCGCCATCGGAATAGTAGAAAATGAATTAAACCGTTCGAAGAAGGAACTTGAACTTTTAGAAATAGAAAAGAATAATAAAATACGTCTTATTGAAATTAATGATTATTATGGAGAAAAATATACAGAACATTCGGCTTTGATGAAAGTTGTTATTTTTATGCTTGTTCCTGTTATTATTTTAGCTGTTTTAAACAATAAAGGAATTTTGCCAAGCAAAATTTATTATGCGTTAATTGCGATTATTTCAATTATTGGAGGGTATTTCTTTTGGAGAATATTCGCGTCAATTATAACACGAGACAACATGAATTACCAAACATACGATTGGTATTTTGATTCAAACGCAGCAGCAACGGCAACCACCTCTACTACATCTAGCGACGATCCTTGGCACGTTGCTGGATATTCCGCAACGTGTAGTGGCGCGGAATGTTGTTCTACCAATCAAACGTTCGATTCTTCTTCTAACCTATGTGTAGATAATTCTAGCACAACAGAATCATTTTTAACCGAAGGAATGGTAAACGGTGTTTTAACAAAAACACAAACAGGTAAATACAAACCAGATTATAATATGTCTTCAAACATTCAAGGACATAACTCCAAAAGTTTTGTAAATAATTCGCAAATAAAGTAATTGTTTGACAAATTCTTATAATGGTATAATATAACAATGGGTAACAAACATAATAAATTTAATACCAACGATTTTAACACATTAATAAGTCAAGCAAGTGAGGCTATCATGTGTGATACCGACTGTAGAAGACAGAAACGTGAAGAAAATCTTAAACAAAAATATCTACAATCCCAAGTTAATTTAGAAACGGCACCAAGACAAATGGAACTAGCACAAAAAAAATACATTACATTTTCAGAGGGCGACGACGCTTATAATGAAGTGGTTGAAGACCAGTTGAAAGAAAAAGCACAAATCATTATAGAAAATTTTTACGACAATTTTGAGGAAGAAGTTAATAAAATTAAAACTCAAATAGAGACATATAATGGATTGCTTATTAATATTACAAACGTTGGCGATTTGTATAAAAAATATAAACTTGAAAACATTGAATTGTTCAATGAATTAAAAGAAGAAACCAACGACATTCTTACTAACGAACGCAAAACTTATTACGAAGAACAAAATATAGACCGTTTGCGGTTTTATTATTCGTATTTTATGATAACCATTTATGTTATTTGTCTTATTTCTTTTGGAATATTTTCATTTATGAACCCGCTTAAAAACATTGGTTGGAAGGGTCTTCTTGGTACATTTATATTTTTAATTGTCCTTCCATTTTTTTCCACGTGGATTTTGTCTTGGGTTATTTATTTGGCATATCAAATATATTACCTAATTCCTAAAAACGTCTATAAATAAAATAGTAAAAAATATTGTTTACTATTTTATACATTTAACCAAATGAATGTTAAATTGTTAAATTGTTAAATTGTTAAAGCTCTCCAGTATGTCGTCATCTTCGTCATCAGTCGGTTCAACCCATTTAACGCCTTTCCATTTAGGCGTACAAACACCAAATTGTTTATTCATAAACTCAAACAACTCTGAAGATTTGGGCATCTTTCGTTGTCCCTGTGTTTCTTGAAACCACGCTTTAAACTCATCGTTCGCAGACTTTTTGCCGATGGCGTCCTTCAGGTTGTCGGATTTTTCAATTCGTTCTCTGACAAAATCGGCAAGATAATCTTGCGACATTCGGTATTTATTCGACGCAGCTAAAACAACGTCACACTCTTTGACAATTCCCTGGGTTTCGAACGCAATGTTCACCAGCATGCTCGCAAAAATCGGCGCCAAAGACGGCAATTTATCCTTCAGACTTTTATCCTTTTTATAAATATACGGTGTTTTTTCGTTATACGTCTCCCCTTCGTCGATGAATTTAGACAGGAAATCGCATTTACGAATTCTTCGCCAGGTGCCGTCATCGTTGCTTTCAATGTCAAATAAATTGTTGGTACATACCACCAAACTAAATTGTGGTTCGAATATTTCAGACTCTGAATACAACCCTCTTGCTTGAATCGGGTCGCCTCCGGTCAGCTCCTTCATAATTCCTTCATTCAACTTCACGCCTTTGGACGGCTCTTGCATTACCGCATATCTCACACCCTTCAGTTTAATAATCTCGTCCGACGTTCCGCCAATTTTACCTCTCGCATCGGTAACAAGAGTGATCGGAACGGTTCCCTTATACTCTCCAAGTGTATATGACATCAAATCCGTTAAAATGGATTTACCGTTGCTTCCACTACCGTGATATACATTAAATGTCTGGTTTTTATTTACGCCAATCAAGCAGGAAGCAAGATGGTCGTACATGTATCTTTTAAGGTCTTCTATAGGAAACAACTTGCTCATGAACGTTTCTATTTCGTCCGCCACCGTTTTAAACTCTTCGTTGGTTTTGTCATAAGGAACATATTTAATATTGGTTGATTTAGTAATGTAATCTTCCGGATAACCGTCACGAAACGTTTTATTGACGAAATCGACAACCCCGTTGTTGAAACATAACAGATATTTATTGGAGTTCATGTGCTTGATAAACTCTTCATCGTAAAATATCTCTGCTGCCTCCCGCATAATATGGTCCTTCTCTACTGATTTTTTAAGTTTCATTTTAAGGTTGGCTACCTTTTGGATTTCTTTCTCCATTTTTTTGTTATTTTCGGCATTATTTTCGTCCTTGATGCTTTCTTTAATCCATTTTTCTTCAATGGTTTCAGACTTTGCTTGGATTAGAGAATATAACTCTACCGAAATTTTCGAACGAAGATTGAGTCCCTTGTCCAGGACCCATTTGTGGTTCTTAAATTGATACCAAATTCCACGCTTATCGTAACTTACGCAAACATATTTGTCCTTGTATAATTGTTTTAAAATCAACGCTGCGTCATATTCTGTGCCGGAATCAAAGAATTTGTTAATAAAATAATCTACCGTGTTTTTTTGTATCCTATCGTATTCTTCAAAATTATCCTTTTTAATCCAATACATGATTGATTTTTTGGTTACCTTTGCTCCACAAGAACTCGTCTTGTTGATTTTTTTCCATTGTTGGTGTAAATCTGGGATGGAATTGAAATCAAAATCGGACGCTTTGCTTCGCAATTGGACCCAAGACAAGAACAGACGGTCGTCCGTATGTTTTAACGCAAACGCTACCTGTCTATTTAACAGATGTGACCCGGGTTCATAATATTTTTCTGGCAGTGCTTGAGTGAAATAATGGGTTTCCGACGTTTCATAATCAAGACGAGACAATACTTGATTTATGGCACGTTCTAACACAATTCCGTTGGTAATGTCTGTAAGACTGATGCTTTCGTCGTCGTCGTCGTTTTGTCCGTCTTCGTTATTTAACAAATTTAGTTTTATTTTGCTAGAAGCCTTTTTAATTCCTGCAGGTTTATTGTTTGCATATTTATTGTACTCGCCAATAACATTGGGATTTATTTCAAATTCTGGGTTTTTATCATATTGAACGGACAACTTTTTATAATTTGTTTTTAAATCAAACTCCTTTGTATGAGTTTCATTCATTATCCATTCACCGTCTGCTGAATCAATTGCCATTACATATTTATGTGTTAGTTCATACGCCTCGTTGTTAGGCTTTCTAGACCCAAACAACTGCCAATTGGTGGTTCCCTTGCTTATTCCGCTGTCCAAAACCGAATCCCACGAATTAATTAGGGGCAGTTCTCCCCAAATATTATTTAACTTGTTCAACATTTTATCACGGATAACCATTTGCATCGAGTGGTCTACCCGCAGACCAATCAGCATATGAATGCCATCCTTGGTCAAAGACCCGTCTGCGAGTCGGTTGACGTTCTGTTTTTCAAAAACAAACACGTCAAACTCAACGGCGGGTTTTATTAAATAACATTCATTCAACACCACCGCATATTCGCATACCATGTCCGATATATGGTTTTTAGTGTGCTGACGGGTGTCAATATCATAATTGTATCTAAAATCAAAATCTACAACCAACGGACCACCGACAGGCAACTGTTTCTCCGTTAAATATTCCTTGTTGTTTTTAACGAAAATGTTGTTGTAATATAGACCATAAAACGTATCTAACTCCTCTGGTGGAATTGTATACGAACCGGCATATATATTTTGTTCTTTATCTCCAATTCGGGTATGAGTGAACCCTCCACCAATCTTTGAATTCTTAGCATTATGCTTTGTTAAGAAGTCGTTTAAATCTTTGTATTGATGATTGGAATTCATTGTTTTATTCATTGTTGGTATAATATACCGACATTTTTCTATTTCATTTTTCTTTTTAAATTTATGGGAATGTTATAGTTGTTTAAAAATGATTTAAAAATTAGACCATAATATATATAACTAATGAATAACGTTGTATCAAAAGATACAGTTAAAAGATTGTTAAAGGATGTTAAACAAATTATTCAAAATCCTCTTAATGAACACGGCATTTATTACATTCACGACGACACCGACATGCTAAAAGGTTACGCTCTTATTATAGGACAACCAGATACACCATATTTCGGCGGAAATTATTTTTTTGAATTTGTTTATCCTAATAATTATCCACATAGTCCGCCAATCGTGAAATACTGTACAAACTCCAACGGAATCCGATTTAATCCAAATTTATATGCGTGCGGAAAAGTATGCATTTCAATATTAAATACATGGAAGGGAGAACAATGGACGTCGTGTCAAACCATCACAACCATTCTTCTCTCGTTATGCACTGTCCTTTGCAAAGATCCACTTTTTAATGAACCAGGGGTTGTATCGGGGAAACACGATGTCGATATTAATAGTTATAATGAAATTATTGAATATTCCAATATAAGCATCGCTGTATGCGACGTGATTAATAAAAATAAAAATGTATATATGCCATTTTTTGAAAAATTTGAGGAGATTGTTAAAGAAAACTTTCTTAAAAATGTAGATAAAATTATTAAATTTGTTGAAAATAAAGGATTAACATTTAATCTTAAACAACAATCTTACAGAACAATCTTTTATAATATGAGAGTTTCCATCGATTACAATAATATTTTAAATAAAATTAATTTCATTAAAAAAACATTAACCATTTAATTCGTTTGTAAATAATTAACGTTTAATAATAAAATTGAAATAATAATATAAATATATGTTATATTAATCATTATCATGCATTTCTGTTCCAATTGTTCAAACATGTATTACATTCGCATAGATGCCGAAGACACAAATAAATTGGTATATTATTGTCGCAACTGCGGAAACGAGGACAAATTGCTCGCAATTCAAAACGTTTGTGTGTCAAAAACACAAATAAAACAAACGGAACATTCATACGACCATATAATTAACAAATATACAAAATTTGATCCCACCATGCAGAGAATTAATACGGTGTTGTGTCCTAATTCGGCATGTACCACAAATAACGACCCCCCCACTCCAAGAGAAATTGTATCAGTAAGATATAACGACAGTAATATGAAATATATTTATTTGTGTTCCACGTGTGATACCGTTTGGAAATCGTGTTAATAAAATAAAGTATAATTAATACAAACAATTGTAATAATATTTTTTAAAATTGAGACAAATATTATTTAAAACAATCTTTTCATAATATAACAACAATGAGCGACGATGAATTATCTGACAATTACAATACGGAGGACGACGAGGGTTCCGTTGGGTCTGACCCAGTTACTAAATCAAAAACCAACGCCAAAATTAAAATTAACAATCCTATTAATACCAAAATTTTAGGAATAGGAGAAGCAGTAAAAGAAAGTGATGACGATAGCGACGGAGACGATGACGATGACGATGACGATGACGATGACGACGATAACAACGTTATAGTAGAAAAAGATAGTGACGACGAAGACGACGATGAATATATTGAAGATGAAAATGGGGAAATGAAAGAACTCGATAATACAACCAATAGGAAAATTGCTCCACAAAATTTTATTGAAGATGAGGACGATGATGATGATGACGACGACGAACAATATTTACAAAAATTTAATAGTGAAATCATTAAAAGTCATATTTCGAATTTTCATCCAGAAAATATACAACATAATTACGAAGAAATTACACAACTTTACGTGGTGACGAGAAACGAAGATGGGATTATTATTGACCCGCTTCATAAAACAATCCCTCACTTGACAAAATATGAACGCACACGAATCATAGGTCAACGTTCCAAACAGATTGAAACTGGGTCGAACCCGTTTATCAAGGTTCCAGAACACGTAATCGACAGTTATATAATTGCCGAATTGGAACTTAAAGCAAAAAAAATCCCGTTTATCATTCGCCGACCCATTCCCAACGGAGGTTGTGAGTATTGGAAGTTAGACGACCTTGAAATTATTGACTTTTAAAAAACTCGTATTATTATAATTTTAATTATAATATATATTAGATAAATGACATCATTAATAAATTATAAATGTAAACAAAAGTCCATTTGTGAATATGTGTGGATCGGAGGAAATGGAGAAACTCGGTCAAAAACAAGGGTGCTACAACAATCCATCAGATCCATAAACGACGTTCCAGTTTGGAATTTCGATGGGTCTTCTACCGAACAAGCACCCTCGAGTGGAAATACCGAAGTTATTATTAAACCATGTTTATTAGTAAAGGACCCATTAAGAGAAATAGACAATTGTAAATGTTATGTTGTTTTATGCGATACTTATGACGACAACGACGTGCCACTATTGTCTAATCAAAGACACTCAGCAAATGAAAAATTTAACAAAAAATTAGAGGAAAAACCGTGGTTTGGACTTGAACAAGAATATTTTTTTAATCATGACAAGACAACAAGACTCACCTTTAACAAAGACGGGTTGTATTATTGCGGAATAACCGAAGATACTTCAGAGAGACTTATTGTTGAAAAGCATTTGGTCGCCTGTTTGGAAGCAGGATTGAATATTTCTGGAATGAATGCCGAAGTGGTGAGAGGTCAATGGGAGTTTCAAATTGGTCCGTGTGTAGGAATAGAATCTGGCGACCATCTAACACTCGCCAGATATTTTCTTGAAAAAATAGCAGAAACATACGATGTTCGCATTATCTATTGTTCGAAACCCTTTCAAGGTGTTAATGGTTCTGGGTGTCATATTAATTTTTCCACAAAGTCTATGAGAGAATCAGGCGGCCTTTTAGTTATTGAATCGTGTATGCCAAAATTAGAAAAAAGAATTAAGGAACACATGTTGGTATATGGAGATGGAAACGAAAACAGATTAACGGGGACACACGAAACCTCGAGAGCAAACGAGTTTAGTTATGGTGTTGGAACGCGCAACACTTCTGTAAGAATTGGAAACCAAACCGCAAAAGACGGATATGGTTATTTTGAAGACCGCAGACCTGGTTCCAATATTGACCCATATGCCGCAACTGCCGTTTTGTTTGAAACGTGTTGTCTCGATGATATATAATTCAATTTATATTAGCATGATATTGTTTTTGTATTTTCGGTTATGACGCACCCGTCCAAATTGGTTTTTGTCACATTTTTGATTGCTGTATAAATCATATCAACCTCCTTGATGCTTTTTAATTTGTGTGTATGCTGTTTACACATTAACGCACCAATTTTTACAATATACCTTAATTGTTTTTTTTCAATGTCATCTGGTAAATCACATACCACATGACATGACGATTCTTCTTTGGCGTGAAACCATAAATCGGTTGATTTTGCCGCATCGATAATGTCAAAATTTTCTACTTTATTTTGACCGATGTAAAATGTAATATCTCTCTTAAGTGGCGCGACATAAATTATTTGAGTTTTCATCGTTATTGTTATTGTTATTATAACATCCAAATAGTTTTATTGATTTAATCAATTTTAATTTAAATGTAAGTTATGTATTTAGATAAATTATGAATGAATGTAACAACTACAAATTAAGCGTCGCGACAAGTATTTCTTTTTTATCTATTATTACCGGAATAATATATTTTAGTGCTTATAAAACGTCCATTTATAATAAAAAAATGCTGAATAAAATAAATAAAATAATTGAAACTAATAAGCAACTTGAAGAAAAAATAAATAAAATTACAAATTTTGTAAGTGTCTATAATTTTAAAAAATTCGAAATAAAAGAGTTTCCCAATTATAGCATAGTAGATAACGTTAATATTCCGCCAACTCCTCCAACTTCGCCGATTGACAATATCTGCGAACCAGAGACGAATGAACAAAACGACGAAGAATACGATAAATTAAGTGTAGATGATAATTTTGGAAATAATTGTTTAATAAATAAGTTACTTAATTGGAAATAAAATGATTTTTATTATAATGGTTCCTTTGAAAAATTCATTAATTTCGTGTTTTACCATTTCTAATTGTTTTAAACGGTATTTCTCCGCATTTTTTGGAAATTACGACATATTAGAAGTTAGCACAAGTTATGAAGGTCGTGACATTAATTACAACCAATACGCATCGCATAAAATTGATAGACAATTAACTATTTAAGTATTTACCGGTAATAATTTAAACCTATATGTATTTATTAATATAACATATGAAAATTGCGCTTTGTTTCATCATTAGTTACGAACATATATTAAACAAAGAAGAAATATGGAAGGAATGGATAGAACATAATAAAGATATTATTAATGTTTATTTTTATTATACAGATTTAACCAAAATTAAGTCGCCGTGGATATTAAAACATACCATTCCTATTAATTATATACAAAAGGTAAGTTATTATCATGTGGTTCCAGCATATTTATCATTACTTAGTTATGCGATGTCCCACGACTCATACAACAGGTGGTTTTGTATGTTGACAGATTCATGTTGCCCGATTGTTTCACCATCTAAATTTAGATATTTATTTTATAAAAATTATACCAAAAGCATCATGAACTGGAAAGCAGCGTGGTGGAATGAAAAATTTCATAAACGAGCCAATTTAGAAAAACTGCCTGCTGAATTTAGACTCGCAAATGACCCGTGGTTTATATTAAAAAAAGAAAACGTTGCTCAAATACTTCATTTCACCAAGACAAACAAAACCGTCACAAAAACTATTTGCGACGGAGGTCTCGCAAACGAAAGTTTATTTGCCATTATTTTATACGGATACAAACAATTGACAAACGAAAATGTAATTTCATCTATTACTCACATAACAGATTGGTCCAGAATGACAAGCGCAACAAGTCCATACTTGTTTAAAGACGCAACCGAGAAAGACATTTTATTTTTAGATAGAGAGATAGAGAAAAACAATTATGCCGTATTTTGTAGGAAAATGTCGCCTGATTTCCCAGACGCAGTCATTAGTAGATATATTTATGAAAAAAATAAATCATCTGATGATGTATTGATTATAACAGAACCTTGGTGGTTTACTTATAAACGATGGTTGCGATTATCTGTGTGGATGGTTAAAATTGCCTTTTGGGTGGTTGTATTAGGGAGTACACTAAAATATTTTCATATTAATTTGTCATATATTTCCGCCTAGCATTTCCATCTATTTCCACATGTTATACAATTTACAAAAACCGTCATCGGTTCATCTGCCGACCTTGTTTGCATTTGGTAGTAAGTACATTGGTTCCCTTTACACTTGCGACAGGTGAAAGTATCCGTTGCGGCAGCAACATTATTTTCAAACTTGTTTTTATCTCGTTTTGCCTTTGCGTCAATCAACGCATTCCATTTTTCAGGATATAGTTCTTGATGCGTCATGAAAGCCACATTTTGAGATTTTACAGACCCGTCCATAATTTTCGCAACCAATGGGGCATGCAGATTTGAAATAATGCTACGCAACCGGTCTAGATATATTTGAACGAAGGAAGGGTTTTCCCATTTTTTAACAATCTTGCAACGGTCTGCCTCCTTTAATGTATAATTGTAAATACCCTTTTCCAAGTTATTGCACCTTTTTTCGTGATTAATTATGCTTGTTAATTTAGATTTAATATTTTCACGAAAATGTTCCGGATTATCAATTTTATGCATAGACATGTTTGTGTAATTAATAGTAATTTTATATTTAAATTACTATCAATTTTATTATTTATTATTATCTTTTGAATCCTCATCTTATGAATCTTCTTCATAAGATTCTAGACTAAGTTCAGAACCCAAATCTACATTTTCTTCTTCTGATTCTTCTGATTCTTCGGTAGTGCCATCATCGTCGTCCTCAGACAACGACATTTCTTCCGTATCACTGCTGTCAACAACAAATCCGTCCTTCAAATAACCCTGCTTGGTTTTATGTTCTGCCGGAACATCTTTCAATTCATCTATTTCTTCTTCGTCCTCCTTTGCCATAGAAGACAAGTCCTCAAATCCACCAAATAAATTTTCGTATAATTTATACCACATTTCCAATGGTAAATCTGTATACTTTTTTTCATTATTATCAATATTATATGCCAAAATAGCACAACTACCAAAAAACAATTTATTATCCAGCGGAGGCGGAAAGTCGTATTTGTTTTCAAAATTTGCTCTGCCGGTTTCTTTAGCATAAACTTCAATAAAATACTGATTTTTATTATATTTTGCTTTCCATTCTGTTTGTTTAATAAAATTGTCTGGTTTTTTAAACCCGCATTTTTTATACAACTCTTCAATTTTAAAATCCTTCACATTAATATTTTTCAAAGAACCTCCCTTGTCGACTATTACAATTATTGCTCGTTTGGTCATGTTTGTAATAAAATATAAAATGAAATAGGTTTAAATAGTTTATACATTATAATTTAAATGAAACTTTATATAAACAATCTTAACATAAACATTTTAGGAAAATTAATGAACTCTCTTGATAAATATTTTTCATTGGCGACCAACTTTATTCAAATATATTCAATCGACGGTATTTATCAGGTAGAAGACAAAATTGTTCATAAGTTAACATACGTTGACGCTGATGTTGAATTTATAAACAATTATTATAATCAATTTTCATTGATTAAAGACGAAACCTATTGCACGAAAGAACCGACAACCTATATAAACCCTACTCATATTTCAATAACAATTAAGCAATATTGTTATAAATTTGTTCCTACTTCGAATTTAAAGTTGATTATAGAAGGGAACGTTAATGACATAAATTATTCAAAACTTAAAAACTCCTTATCTCAATACGAGAATATAAGTCCTGATAATTTATATTTTGAATTACCAGACAATACTGACATAAATAATCATTACATTAAAAAAGAAATAATTGAGTTTTTATCTCTCTTAAACAATCTAATATAATAATATGCTGAACTGGATTATTCAAATTACAATATTATCATTATTTTCGGTTATTTTACTACATTACATAATTGATTATTTAAAAGATGTAATGACTATCCCAAAAATTAAAGATTTAGTAGAAAATCCATCTAAAAAATACAAAAATATATACAACATTATAAATAGCAATAATAATTCTTCTTCAACCAAACAAGATTATACTTTAAATGATTTATTGGTACCAATAAAAGATGAAATTACACAACACGATAAATTTTCCATGAAAGACGAGTTAAAGATTTTCTTAAAAAAACAATTAAATGAAACAGCCGATTCCAACAAAATAGGAACAAGTATATCAACACTAGACACTATAAATGAAACCTCTTCATTCTCTAATTATTAAATAAAACAGATATAAAAACAAATTTAGATAACATATTAAATGACAAATCAAATGGACAAATACAATATATTAAGCAATTTTAAGCATATTAAACCTTCTTATGAAAATGTTATACATAAGAAGGTTTTAAATTCAGATTACCTTGTTGCTATCCCTTATGGAAAAAAATGTTTTGTTTGGTTTACGATGGTTGACGACCTTGCGACTTGTTTGGTTATTGAATTTAATCGCAACCAAATTAAAGAAACACAAATTGTAACCGCTTGTTTCTCTCCATCCCTTTCATATGGAACTATTTTGTATGGAACATTATTTAATTCAACTAATAATAATTTTTTTACCATAGAAGATATATTTAGTTATAAAGGTTCTGTCGTGGAGAGAATTTGTTGGGGTGACAAAATGAGGAAAATTAACACAATGTTAAACAACGATTTTAAACAAGTTTCATATAACAAATCATTTCTAGTTTTTGGACTCCCTTTAATGAGCAAAACAAACGAAGACCTCGTAAAAATGATACCAACACTCGGATATAAAATCAAATCCGTTCAATTTAAACTTTTTAACAAAATTAATTATTATTTATCCATTAATTATGAAACCTATGTGACACAAAGTGTGAATACAACTTCACATTGTAAACAACCACATTCTAAACCTACAGCACAACAACCACATTCTAAACCTACAGCACAACAACCACATTCTAAACCCACCATTATAAAACAACGCCACGCACCAAAAGAACTTACCTTGTTGGTAAAACCAGACATCGCCGAAGATATATATTATTTGTATTGTTTAGACAACGCAAGAAAAGAACATAAATTAGGTCTCGCACATATTCCAGATTATAATTCAAGTGTAATGATGAATAAGTTGTTTAGAAACATTAAAGAAAACACTAATTTGGACGCGTTGGAGGAAAGCGACGACGACGAAGAATTTGAAAATGTAGAGGTTGACAAATTTGTTCGTTTGAACGAATCTTACAATATGACGTGCAAATTCAATTACAAATTTAAAAAATGGGAACCATTTAAATTGGCGGACAACAAATCGACCGTTGCTTCGTTGAATGAATGTTTCTAATCCGGTCACGCAAAATCTACTAATATTAAACGACCAACCGAAAATATAAAGTATACACATAATATATAATGTCCGCAGGTTCTGGTGCGTCTAATTTAGGGTATGGAAGTATTGCTCCATTAAGCAATATTAATGGTAATTACGCCAATATTCATAATTCACATAACTCGGGAAATTTCGGAAGCAACGTAATATCTGGTCTTCCAGGGTTATCCGGTGCTAAAAATAATATTAACGCCGCCGCCGGAAATGTTCCAGGAATTTGTTTATTTAAGGGAGGAGGTTCTAAAATACTTAAACGAAAAATTAAAAATATCACCAAACATTATAAGAAGATGAAACACGGAAGCAAAAGAACCAACCATATTAAACGCACACTTAAGAGAAAATGTGCGTCTAAAAAACAAACCAGAGGAGCGACCCGTAACGGAAGAAAAACAAAGACCAAGAGTCGTCGCCATAGACCTCGTCAAAGAGGTGGACACGCACAATATGGAAATAATCAGCCTTTAACCCACAATTATCAAGTTGCTGGTGTTAATATTCCGGCAAATCAATTAGGATTAGCAAACCCTCCTCCTATTAGTTTGAATTCAGGTGGTTGTGTAGATAATTACAACCATTACACCGGGAAAGGATTTCCAAGTGAGGGACACTAATTTTGTTCGTGATATTACACAGACTTCTTCGTTATTTACACCATTGGTAATTTAAAACGCCTTTTTTGAAAACAATTATAATAAAAATTATATATTTAGGTTCATAATAATTATTGAAAGTTATTTTATTATATTATAATTGTATAATATAATATGGCAAGAACAAGAAACCATAAAAGCTCCAGAAAAAATGTTAAAAAAAATGTTAAAAAAAGTGTTAAAAAGGGTCTTAAAAAAAGCGTTAAAAAGGGTCTTAAAAAAAATAACAAATTGCGAACCAGAAAACAACGAGGAGGGAATGAATTATCACTTGTTGATTTCGCGATGGATGGGAAAATAAATGACGTAGAATACATATTGAGACGACCCGACACCGACGTCAATATGGTGGACGATAATGGATTTACCGCATTGCAATTGGCATCAATTCACAACCATATAGAAGTCGTAAATGTTCTGTTGGCCCAACCCAACATCAATGTAAACCAAGCGGACACGACGGACGATAAACGCACCGCCTTGCTCGACGCGGCGGAGGTGGGTAACACAGAAGTGGTAATTGCTCTGTTGGCCCACCCCGACATCAATGTTAACCAGGTGGATAATAAGGGAGAAACCGCCCTGTACTTGGCTGCGTCTTATGGCCACACAGACGTGGTAAAAGTTCTGTTAAGCTACCTCGATATCGAGGTAAATAAGGCGAACTCGAATGGAATTACCGCATTGCAAACGGCGATAAACAGAGGACACACAGATGTGGTGTCCGAAATACAAAATGCATTACGTCGTCCGACCTCGCCCGCGTAACAAAAAGGAAACAGAAGAGAACCGCATCAATATCATCTAGTTCTATGTAGCGGAACTGAATGTGCGCATCCAGAACCCAGAGTTTCACGACGAGGCGAGCAACACGCGAGTTTATTTGGGTAAATATATTTATTTGTAATTTTCTTTTGAAAAACCAATAACTCTGATATGTACGTTTTATGGAACAAGAAAATGGTTATTTACCGAGTCGCAACAAACAAACTCCCGGTAAATATTTATCTTTTGGTGCGTCATTCACCTCCGAGCACAATTCGTCCTCTTCATCGTCGGTGTCATCGTCCTTTTCCACGCACATCTTTTTCCCTTTACACGAAATCCCTAGTTTTTTCAATCCAACATTTTTGGGGTTTAATATAGTCGTCCATTTACTCGTATCCGTCAAATATTGATTACTTGTTGTATGAATTATTTTATAATTTTCTTTTTTATAAAATGTTTTTCGCTTTCGCCACTGATTTTGAAACAAATCATGACTGTCAATAATATCAACCACCACCGGTCTGCTATGCTTCTCCCGAAGAATTCGTCCAACACTTTGTTCTATGTCCGTTTTCGGGGTAGCCATAATAAGCGTCGTCAGCGTTTTAATGTCCAGCGCCTCCGACGCCATCGCATACGTAGCAATAACCACCTGCTTTCCCTCGGTTTCCTTCAGAGCCATCTCCTTCATCCCGCCAACGTAATACCCAACGGTCGCTATTTTACGATGCTCTATCGCATCATATAAATATTTCAACAAACACTTATTATGAGCCAAAACCATCACTTGTTGTTTAGGATTTTCTACAAACATGTCTCCAAGAACCTTCAATATGAACTCGCTTCGGTTGTTATATGCACATAATTTGGATATCATCGTGCTATAAGCAGGGTTACCTCTATAATCGCACTTTACCTCATTAAACTCTTCGTCGTTCACTTTATAATCAATCGCACGAACAACCACGTCCATTTGCTCGTCTCTCTTTCCCTTAAAAATTACATCACCCAAGAACAACTTAAACACAAACGTGGTTCCGTCTTTTCGGTTCATCGTTGCGGATAGTCCCAACATATTCTTGGTTACCAATTTAAACAACGCGTTCGAGAAAACTTCGCTTGATATGTGGTGTACCTCGTCGATAATGGTAAGACCAAAACTGTCAAACAACGACGCAGGATATTCCTTCATCGATAAACTTTGGAGCATTCCAATAACAATGTCCTTATCCTCAATGTCAATTATTTTACCCTGAATTTTACCTACTCGTGCTGTCGGCAAAAATTGTTGAATTCTCTCTATCCATTGATTCATTAAAAATTCTTTGTGAACGATAACAATCGTTTTCTTTTTTAACTTTGACAAGACGTATAGCGCAGCAGATGTTTTTCCCCACGCACACGGGAGTTCCAACAACCCGCCACCATATTTAACGGTTTCACAGTGAGTGATGAATTTATTTACAACAGGTTCTTGGTAATCGCGCAAGGTTCCCGCAAATTCAACGTTGATGTCGTCTCCTTCCGGAAGTTTATATTGTTTAGGCAACCCAAAATGTTCTATTCCGTAATAATGAGGAACATATATCTTTTTGACCGATTCCCTATACGTCGTATATGTCTTTTGGTCGTTTGACATCGGTGAACCCATAACAAATGGTTTTATCGTTAAATCATTTATTATTTTTTTCGTTTGTTCGTTGCTTAGTTCATCTTTAAATATAGTATACCCCTTTTGTCCTAAATATGTTTTTTGCATCATAAATTGATTATATTATTTAGCATATTCTGTTTATATTATTTCGTTTAACTTATAAAATCTTATAAATAAATAAAATAAAATATTTTAATATGATATATGGACGGGATTTCAGGTTTATTCAAAAACGAAAAAAAGGGACAACACGTTTTATTGATATTATTTATTGTTTATTTAATATTGGGATTTAAAACTCCCGAACCAATAGCCAACGTCATTGATACCATCGGGGGAAAAATTGTCCTATTTATAATGGTTATCTTTTTATTTACTCACACCAATCCTATTTTGGGAATATTAGGACTAATTGTAGCATATGATTTAATGCGTCGTTCTTCCGCGGTTACTGGAATTGATGCTTTGAAAAAATACGGACCGTCGGAAGAGAAAAAACAGTCCCAATTTACGGCATTCAACCAATTCCCGTATACTTTAGAACAAGAAGTCGTTGCTAAAATGGCGCCGGTAATTAAACACGGGACATCCATCAACAACGCATCATACAAACCAACTATCGAAAACAACTATGACGCGTCTCCCATCTAAGTATTGATTATAATAAAATAATGAGTTTTCATTATTTTATTTCATTCGTATGGGTTATTTTTTATTTTCTGGATACGACCCTCAACTTGACGCTTCCTTGGTTATCTCGGCACCAACAGACATTTTGTTTATTGACGGCATTTTTATATGCCCTGAACTAATCATATCATATACGTAATTTAATCCTAAAATAATTACTAAGAATATCGCACACCCTATTAGGAGTTGAAATATTGATTTAGTAACAGGACTTTCAAGTATATTTCCAAAATCGTAGGATGTCGAGTTGGTGGAGTATTCAACACCTGTTTTGTCGTCCGATGTGCCGGTTGGTTTACACGATATATAAATTCCGTCACCAACATTTCCTACCGTGTTTGGACCCGACGAATTTAAAAACAATTCGTTTCCTTGCGTTGGAAGGGGAAACGGTTTTATTATTTGGTTCAACGTGCCAAGTGTGCTACTACTCAGCGGGATGTATTCCAACAGACTAAACACAACCCATTCTGTATTTTCTAAATCTGTATAACTAAAAAATGGTTTATTTGGCACGAATTTTTGTAAATTAAATCTAGATATATTTAATGTAGCGCTTTCACCTTGAACCGGAGCATTTGTAGCAACCGTTTGAATAATTTCAGTTAACATATTCGCAGCGTCTGTTGTTTCGCTTGATGATTTTATTGGTATACCAACACAAAATTTAGGACCACCAGTGGTTGCCAAATGCTCTATAATAATTTCGGCATCCGTATATGAAGAATCATACATGTGTATTGAAGGACTCACAATTTTTATATTATTCACTTCATATTTTTCATTGTTGTATAATACCGGAGGAACTGAACCATTTTCATAGGACAGTTGAATCATTACACCTGTGTTTTTAGCAGTTGTACCACTGTCCGGATATTTGAAATTATAAGCACATTTTAAATCACACTTTCCTTGAACGTTTTTGATAGATATATTTATATTTTGATTACTCATAATATACCAATATAAATAAAATATTAATTTATTTATATAGAATGAATTTAAATTTAACAAAAGGGAAAATTAATAAATTATATAATACAAAAAGTCAAAGCTTTAAAAAATGCAAAAAAAACAAAAAGGGGAAATCCACTAAATGCAATAGAACGTTTAGGAAAAACAATAAGGTTAATTTAGCAAAGGGGTCTTTAAAAAGAAGAAGAAAACACGTTATTAAAGGAGGAAATAAGTTGAGCGACACAATTGGAGATACTGCGGTCATCGCTTCAAAAACAACCATTGATGCTGCTAACACCGCTTCCAAATTAGAAAAAGCAAAAGAAAACAACGACCCGATTGCTGCTATGAACGCAGCTTCTAATGCGGTTAAAGATGTAAATGATATTAGTAAAGATGCTAAAAATCTTATTGAAACTCAAAAAGACAATGAAAAAGATAAACCAGAAGAATCAGTAGTGAAGTCCAAAGACGACGAAGAAGTGAAACCAGAGAGACATGTAGAGGAATCCAAAGACGATGAAGAAGTGAAACCAGAGAGACATGTAGAGGAATCCAAAGACGATGAAGAAGTGAAACCAGAGAGAGATGTAGAG